GAGCTATTAACCTAACAAGAGCAACTGAAATGTATGAAGGTTTTGATATATTCAGCATGGGGCATATACACGAGAATAGTTGCCGTAATGATTCAATAGAAATACTATCTACTCAAAACGGATGCTACAATGTTAAATTAAAAGAAATACATTTAGCTCTGACTGGAACATATAAAGAGGAATATGGAGATGGGTCAAAGGGCTGGCATATTGAAAGAGGTGCGCCACCGAAAACAGTAGGCGGTAGAATACTAGATTTAAGTTTTAAACAACCTACTATAGACGGAATAAAAAAAACAATTACTAACGTAGATAGTTATAAGTTTCCTATTTAATATTATATTTGTAAAAACCAAAAAAATGATAAAAGAATCACGTGTACCAAAATTTGGTGAACAAATTATTGGTGAGGATTACACTGATAATCCTGAAACAGATGCTGAAAAAGTTACAGCTAAGTTCATAGAGATAGCTGAGATACTTAAAGAAAGCTATCAAAACAATCCAAGATTTGCAACAAAAAGTTTGTTGTTTGATCATACAGTGGGTGAATTAGTAAACGCTCACTTAAACGTAATTAAATTAATTAATACTAAACATTTTACAGAAGAGTAATGGAAAAAGGATTTAAAGTACTAAGAGGAAAAAAGGTAATGCTAGACAGACCTGAAAAAAAAGAGTCTACAATTGAATTAACACCAGAATCTGAAGCAGCACAAGACAGAGAATTAATGAAATCTTGGACCAAACTTAATGTTTTTGCTGTAGGTACAGAAGTTGATGATGTAAAAGAAGGAGATAAAGTTTATGTATTTGTAAGTGCTTTATCTCATGCAGAAGTAATAGTGGTTAATGATAAAAAGAAAATGATTGTTAATCAAGCAGATATTTTAATGATTTGGTAGTATGGCATATATTATAGACTCAAAAGGTGAAAAACATAACGTAACAAGTGATAATGATGGCTTTGTAAAATTTACAAGTAATAAAGTTAATTCCTTAAGTACTAGTACATTAAGACCTGATTACTATGATGCAAAAGGTGTGTATGAAGTGTTTAACGTATTAGAAGCTTGGGGTTTAGATAAAGACTTTTATTTAGGTAATGTTATAAAGTATATATCAAGAGCAGGAAAGAAAGATCCTAGTAAATATAAAGAAGATTTAGAAAAAGCTTTAATTTATTTACAAAAACGTATTGATAGTATAAAATAAATTTCTTATATTTGAACACTTTCATGTTTTAAATTTTAACTGTTCATTAAGTCCTCTCAGTTTTCTGGGAGGATTTTTTGTTTAAACCTTTTGTTATTCTAAACTTTTTTAGTATATTATATTATAACTTTATATATATATATTATGAAAAAATTTATTCCAAAGAGTCCCGACACATTTCTTAAGAAAGAAGCTGACATGTCATTAGCTAAATTCGGACATCTTAATGAAATTGTATCTGTAATTAATCAAATTACTGATAATGTTTATGCTAATAATGCAGCCGCAGTTGCTGCTGGTTTAGAAGTTGGAACGTTATATTCAACAGCAGCAGGTGAAGTACGTGTAGTAGTTTAATAACATAAATAAATAACTATTATGTCACAAGGAAACCGTAAATCAGAGGGAGGTAAGGGTACTAATTACCCTTACCAATCCAAAGTACTTAAAGGATTACAACAATCTATTTCAGCAACCCAATCTCAAACAAGAACAACAGGTATTATTAGACCTACTGGAGTAGGAAATGTAAACACAGTAGCAGCTCAATTTTATTCTGTATCTGTAGCTAATACAGGATTAGCAGATGGAGAAGTGTTAGGGGAAGTTATTAGACCGGGAGAAATATTAAATTTTTCGGCAGATTCCTTAAATAATTATTTTACTTCTTTTGCTTACGATGCAACAGGTACTGACTTTTTAATTACGTTTGTCTATTAAGAATGGCTACTATTATTAATATAGATAAAGTTCCAAAAACTAATAATTTTGGTTTATTTGCTCAAACAGCAGATAGTGTTCCTATTACTAATACTACAGTAGAGACATCTATTATTAATGGTGGAGTAGGTAGTTTATCTGTTCCTGCTAATGGATTTCAAGTAGGAGATAGTTTTAGAGCTGTGGTAGCAGGAGTGTTAAATGTTGCTAATAACCAAACTATAAGAATACGAGTAAAAACAGGAGCTGTTGTCTTACTTGATAGCGGAGCGCAACCTATAAGTAACATTGCTAATGATATATTTTCCTTAAATGTAGATTTTACTATTAGAGCTTTAGGTACTGCAGGAACAGCTTCTATAGTATCATTAGGTACTTTTCACTATGTAAAAACTTCTAATGGAGCTACGGAAGGGTTTGCTTTTAATATTGTTAACAATACTACATTTGATACTACTATATCTAACACTCTTGATATAACTATTGAGTGGGGAGCAGCTGACTTAGGAAACAACATTTACAGTGACATCTTTATCTTAAATAAGACATACTAAGATGAGTACAAGAATAGAAATAATACAATCATCAAGCCCTGCTCGCCCAACAGCTACGTTAATTAAAACAGGACAAACAATATCTTATAGAACTGGTGATGATGGAGATTTACAAGCTGGTAGAGATACTGACTTTTTTACACTTGATACAGCACCTTTGCACAATGACGGAACAGCAACAATAAATACTACTACTGATAGGTTTACTGATATTTTAGGTGGGCAAACTTATGCTGATGACATAGTTTTAGATTGGTCTACTTGGAATGGTAGTACTTTGTTAGCATACACTAGACAGCTAACACTTACTAATAACACTACATGGGACTTGGCTATTGACTTTTGTAATGCTTACACGTTAGGAGGTTTTAGCGGTTGGAGAATGTGGAACTATAAAGAATTTATAAACATCGTTGATGTTTCTGTAACAGCACATTTTGGCTTTGCTCCATTTAATAATGTAAACGCTTTGCAATACTGGATTTCAACTAGTTTTTCGGCTACAAGTGCGTTTGTTGCTAGTGCTAGTTATAGGCTTATAACAACAGCTTTAAAAACAGGAAATTCAGGAAGAGCCTATCCAGTACGCACATTCTCACTTTCAACATCTAACATATTATCATAATGAAAACATATAAATTTGAACAATTTAATGTAGAAATAGTTAACCCAACTATTGAGATACTAGTGGTTAACGACTCGCTACCTAGTAAAACTTGCAATGTAGATATTTTGCTAACAACTGATTCAGCTAAATTTGGCGTGAACTTACAAGGGTTTACTTATGAGTTAACTTGGGAAGATGCAGATATAGAAAACTGGGTACTTAATGTAGAACTTCCAAAATACGAAATCTAATGAAAACAACTATATTTACTCTCATTACTTCCATGGTGGTATTCTTTACACCTATTGCGCCACTAATGATGATAGTAGCGGGTTTTATACTTGCTGACACTTTGTTAGGAGTATCTAAGTCAGTAATTAAGAAACAAGGGTTTACAAGCCATAAGTTAAGCCGTTTAATATTCAAAATGTTTTTCTATCAAGTAGTTATTTTGTTACTCTACCCTATTGACATTTTTATAATTGCTAGCGACTTGTTTGGGCAACCTCATTTTTTTACTAAGGTTGGAACGTTTGTTTTGATATTTGTTGAAGCCTTAAGTATAGAGGAGAACATAAAAGCGTTAAACAAAGAGCGTGGATTTCAATTCTACTTTAACAAGCTAATGAATACAATTAAGAAAGGTAAAAAAGAGATAACAGATATTAAAAAGACAATATAAAAGAATTGTATTTAAAATTAAGCAAAAAAAACTAAATGGATAGAAGACTTCTAAAACTTGGTGAAATAAATGGGGATGTAAAAGAATTACAAAGGTTACTAAACTTAGAACATGTAGATGGCATATTTGGTCCTATTACAGAATTAGCTGTAATGGAGTTTCAAGAAGATCATGGTTTAGTAGTTGACGGATTAGTAGGTAATGCTACTTGGAAAGCTCTATATGCTACAACAGACTTAACAGAAACATTTGAGTTTGATAATATAGAAGATCAAATTAATGAAGTCTTTTTACCTAAAGATGAGTACCTTAAAGGACCTACTAAAAAAAGATGGCTATTCTTACATCATACAGCTGGTTGGCATAATCCTTATAACACAGTAAATCATTGGGCTAGTGATGCAAGAGGTAAAATAGCTACCGAGTTTATTATTGGTGGGCAATCTATTAAAGGAGATGATGATACTTATGATGGTAAAATAATAAAGTGTATACCCGATGGTGGCTATGGTTGGCATTTAGGTATTGGTAATAATGTGGTTCATAGAGAATCTGTAGGTATTGAATGTAATAATTTTGGGCAATTAACTAAAGGAGGATACTACAAAACTATTAACGGTAAAAAAACTTGGATAGCAAAAGAAAAAGATGAGTTTTATACTTATGTTGGAACTAAAGCGGATAAATCACAAATTATACAACTAGAAGAACAGTTTAGAGGTTTTGAGTATTTTCATAATTATTCAGATACTCAATTAGAAGCATTACATGAGTTAATATTATTTATTTGTGAAAGAGATAATATAGACCCGAGAAAAGGATTAGCAAAACTTATTAAAGAAAAAGGAGACTTTGAAGCATTTAATTTTTTAGATAAAGATTATGTAGCAGCAAATCCAGGTATATATTGTCACACCAATGTAATATACGGTAAATGGGACATGTATCCTCATCCTAAATTAATAGATATATTAAAAAGTTTTTAATATGAGTTTTAGAGTCTATGATATTGTTTTGGGTTTAGTTTTACTAGTGTTACTTTTTTTTAGTATATCAACTTGTAAATCTAATCAAGATACATATGAATCAATTGGAAATTTATTACAATATAAAGATTCGGCTCAAATTTATAAATCAAAATCAGATAAATTAGTATACTATAATGAAACTTTAGAAGTTTCAGAAAAAGAACTTAAAATAGCTAAAGACTCTTTAATAAGAGTCATAGATGATATAAGAATTAAAAAACCAAAAACTATAACTAAAATTGTTACAGAAATTGTTTATAGAGATGTACCTGTATATTATACAGATACTCTACCGTGTGACACATTTAACGTACCTTTTAATTACGTAGATAATTGGATTACAATAAATGGTAAAAGTCATAACAAAGGATTAGATTTTGAAAACATTAATATCACTAATGATTTATTAATTGTAACTGGTAAAAAAAATAATGGTATATTTAAACGCAATACACAAGTAGTTAGTGTAGTTTCTAATAATCCTTATTTAAAAGTTAGCAATTTATCTAATTACAGTATTAAAGCTACAACCCCGTTTTATGATAAATGGTGGTTTAAAGCAGGGTTATTAGGAACTGGAATATTAATTGGAACAAGACTATAATGGCAGCAAAAAAAAGCACAGTAAATAAAGCAGGGAATTATACAAAACCTGGAATGAGAAAATCTTTATTTGAAAAGATTAAAGCTGGTAGTAAAGGAGGTAATCCTGGACAGTGGTCAGCAAGAAAAGCACAAATGTTAGCAAAAGAATATAAAGCTAAAGGTGGTGGTTACAAAACAAAAAAATAATAAATTTTAAATTAATATTATGAAAAGCCCAAAAAGAAAAGAGAAGTTAGAAAAAAAATCAGCTAAGCTATTAGACCGAGCTAACAGACTTACTGATGAAGGTAAAACAGTAAGAGCAGGTATAGCAGCTGGAAGAGCTGATAAGTTGACAACTAAGATGTATAAGAAAAAAGGAGGAGCAACTACTACTAAAATGGCTAAAGGAGGAACTTTAAAAGAAGTACCTTCTGATAATAAGGGTCTCTCTAAATTACCTACAGCAGTTAGAAATAAAATGGGTTACAAAAAAGTAGGGGGTACTGTAAAAAAGAAAAAATAATCTATCTATGGCAAAGGCATCATCTCAAAAAAGTTTAGACAGATGGACTAAACAAAAATGGAGAACTCCTTCTGGCAAACCTTCAGGAGAAACTGGAGAAGTTTATGCACCATCCGCAACTATTTCTAAACTTAAAAGTAGTAAAAGCGGTAAAGCAAAGCTTGCAGCAGCTAATAAGAAAAAAAGAGAAGCTACAAGAAAAGGAGAACAACATGCAAAGCATGGATTACATAAAGGTAAAAAAAGATAATGGCAAAGAAAACTTACAAAACAGCAGCTTGGCAAAGAAAAGAGGGTCAGAATCCAAAAGGTGGTCTTAATGCTAAAGGTAGAGCTTCTGCTAAAAAAGAAGGTAGCAATCTAAAACCTCCTGTAAAATCTGGAGATAATCCAAGAAGAGCATCTTTCTTAGCAAGAATGGGTAACTCAAAAGGTCCTGAAAAAGATAAAGATGGTAAACCTACACGTTTACTTTTATCATTAAAAGCTTGGGGTGCAAGTAGCAAAGCAGATGCAAAAGAAAAAGCTAAAGCTATATCTGCTAGAAATAATAAAAAGAAAAAATAATATGGAAGATAATTACACTTTTATTTATTGGAACTAATATAAATTAACATATAGATAAATAAGACCTAGATAGAAATCTAGGTTTTTTTATTTAAACTTTTTGTGTTTAAACTTTTTTTGTATATTTGTTTAAAATTAAATAATTTATTATGGAAAACCAACAACTTACTCCAGAACAAATGGAGGAAAAGAAAAAAGAAATGATGCAATTTTATGAGGAATCAATGCCTTATTTAGATGCACAGTACAAGTATGAAAAAGTTCTTGCAGACATTGATGAAGTAAGATTAAAAAGAACTCAAATTCAAATGCAGTTTGCTATGCTTGCACAACAAAGTCAAGAGTTAGAAGAAGATGAAGAAGAGTTTAAAGCACCAGTTAAACCAATAAAAGAAGAGCCTAAAACTAACTCTAGTAGAAAACTTAAAAAATCATAAAATGGCTTTAGTAAATCGCATTGAAAAAAAGGCTGTAATGCCTAAATGGGATTTAGTAAAATTTCAGATTATCACTTACTGTTATTTAAATAGAGTAACAGTAAGTGAATCTGAGGTTAATTGTTTAACTCTTTTAAGTTTTAATGAACCAACAGAACTTACAGATTTTTGTTATGATGCATCTTCAGAAGAAGATTGGATATTTAAAACACCACAATCTGTAAGAAATGCTATAAATAAGTGTATTAAAAAAAATATAGTAATAAAAGATAAAAACAATAAAAAGCTTATAATGCTTAATCCCGATATGAAATTAAAAACATCTGGTAATATATTACTAGAAATAAAGTTTTTTGCTAAAGATGATTCCGAAAAAGTATAATAAAATTGTAAAGACTATATCTGAAGATTTAGATATTGATGAGTACAAAGTTTATGATATAGTAAATTTTTTCTATAAAGAACTTAGAACAAATTTATCTGATCTTTCTGATTTAAAAATTAATGTACCTGGTTTAGGACATTTTTTAATTAGAAAAAATAAAGTAGAGCAATCTATAGAAAAATGTAAAAGAAAATTGAATGTAGTTAATACTTATTCTTTTTCAGGATATCATTATAAAAAAACAACTGAAGAAAAGTTAGAAAAACTTGAAGCTATTAAAGTTAAAATAGATGAGTTTTTAAAAGAAAAACAAAACTGGAAAGATGCAAAAGATATTTGAAGCTTGGAAAAATAGAAAGCAAATAATGGAGGGTTTAAAAAACTCTCTAATACGTAAGAGTTACATAGAAGCAATTGCTAGTGACAGATATAAGATATGTAAAGACTGTAATAAAAAAGATGACACAGGTAAAGAGTGTGTAGTTTTAGGTACACAGCCTTGTTGTAGTTTATGTGGTTGTTCATTATCTTTAAAAACAAGATCTTTATCATCAGAGTGCCCTGCAGGAAAATGGCAAGCATTAATAACTGAAGAAGATGAAGATCAATTAGAAAATTATAAATAAAATGAGTATAGTATTTAAAGCAGAAGATCATAGTTATGTTAGCTTAGAAGAAGATAACATTAACTGGATATCAGTAACCACTTTGATTTCTCAGTTTAAAGAACCTTTTAATTCTAAAAGTATAGCAGAAAAGGTTAGTAAAAATAAGAAATCTAAATGGTATGGTATGAAACCTCAAGAAATTGAAGATGCTTGGAAAACAGAATCTGAAAGAGCACTTGAATTAGGAACTTTTTATCATAATCAAAGAGAATCTGATTTATGTTCTTTTGCTTCAATAGAAAAAGAAGGTATACCCTTACCTGTTTATTCTCCAATAGAAAAAGAAGGTATAAAGTATGCACCGGAACCTAAACTTACAGAAGGTATATATCCAGAACATATGGTTTATTTAAAATCTGCAGGAATATGTGGTCAATCAGATTTAGTAGAAGTAATTAATGGAAGGGTTAATATTATTGATTATAAAACTAATAAAGAAATTAAAACTGAATCTTATGTTAATTGGGAAGGGATTTCTAAGAAAATGCTTCATCCTGTAAATAATTTAGATGACTGTAGTTTTAATCATTATGCTTTACAATTGAGTATTTATATGTATATTATATTAAAGCATAATCCTAAACTAAAACCGGGTGAGATATACATACATCATGTTATTTTTGAACAAGAGGGTGAAGATGAGTTTGGATATCCCATTTATAAAAAATTAAGCAATGGAGATCCTGTTGTTAAAGAAGTAATACAAATGGAAGTGCCTTATCTAAAAGAAGAAATTATGTCAATTATCTTTTGGTTAAAAGATAATAGAAATAAAATAAATGTAAAAAAATGATAATTAAACTTTTTGATATACAGAACGGTAAAGTTATTCCTACAGAACATTGTTATACTTTAGGAACATTAAAAAATATAATGGATAAGTATCCTGATGATTATTTAAAAATATATCAGTATTTATTTTATATGACCTGTCCTGATCCTGATGCTAATCCTTTTTTTCATACACCAGAATATGATAAAGAAATACTTATTATAAATGAAATAGATCCTGATTTTTCAACAGAAGATGAACTTATTCAAAGAGCTTTAGCGTTTTGTGAAACATTATATGAATCACCAACTAAAAGAGCCTATGATGGTATAAGAAAAGCTTTAGACAGAATAGCTAATTATATGGCAACAGCACAAATTACAGATGGTAAAGATGGAAACATTGGTCAGATTAGAGCTATGGCTAAAGATTTTGAAGCTATTAGACAATCATTTAAAGGTGCATATAAAGATTTGCAAGATGAACAAAAATCAAGAATAAGAGGGGGTAGCTCTATGGCTTACGATCAATAACTAAAACTATAAAAATGATAAAATTTACAAAGTTAATTTTGAATATTAAATCATCTACTTTAGATAAAATAGATGACTTACAAAAAGAGTATAAGGAAGAAATTGACAGAGCAGACATGCTTAATTTAGATTTACCTTTAGTACCAAGGTATACTTTAACAATTGATGATTATGATATAAAAGAAAAAGAGTATTATGTCAGACCTAAAGATATTATTGAAGTTTATAAAGACAATGATGATATAACTTGTTTAACAATTGATGGTTCTGGTGATAAACCTATATACGTTAAAGAAACAATTGAAGAAGTCTTAAAACATATTGATTAATGGAAGACTTTATTCAAGATATACCAACCTATGAAAAAGATAACTGGACTACTACATCTTTTAACTCAAGAGATGAATTTAAAACTTTTATAAAAAGTATATTCTTTGAACCTGGTAAGTATAACTTTAATAAAGATTGTTTAATCTTTAATCAGCAAGGCACTTTTTTTAATAAAAATGATTATTACTGTGATGCACCTTTTAAATCAAAAGACTTTATAGAATATTGGAATTTTGAAAAAGAAAAATGTAGAAAAGGTATAATAGTAAAGTCTGAAGGTAAAACATGGTTTGTCTCTAGAGACTATTACATGTGGTTAAACTTCTTACCGATATTTGATAAAGAAAATCAAAAGTTTGGTTTTGCAAAAACCCGTGATGCTCAATATCATATGGCATTATATGAGCTTTTAGCAGAGCTAGATTACAAGCACGTAGCTATTCTTAAAAAAAGACAGATAGCTTCTTCTTATTTTCACGTTGCTAAATTAATTAACCAGGTTTGGTTTGAAGAAGGTGTTACGCTTAAAATGGGAGCATCTCTTAAAGACTATATAAATGATAAAGGTACTTGGAAATTCTTGGATGAGTATGCTAACTTTTTAAATCAGCACACAGCATGGTATAGACCTTTTAATCCTATGAAGGTTATGATGTGGCAACAAAAGATTGAAGAAAAAGTAAACGGTAGAAGTTTTGATAGAGGTTTAAAAGGTACAATACAAGGTATGTCCTTTGAAAAAGATCCAACTAATGGTGTAGGGGGTCCTGTTAAATACTTCTTCCACGAAGAGGCTGGTATTGCTCCAAAGATGGATAAGACATATGAGTATATTAGACCCGCATTAAAGTCTGGTATGATTACTACTGGTTTATTTATTGCTGCAGGTTCTGTAGGGGATCTTGCTCAATGTGAACCTTTAAAGGACATGATTACGGATCCCGTATCCAATGACATATATCCTGTAGAAACTAATCTTATTGATGATAAAGGAACATTAGGTTTGTCAGGTTTATTTATTCCTGAACAATGGTCAATGCCCCCATATATTGACGAGTACGGTAACTCTAAGGTAGAAGAAGCTTTAATTGCTTTAGATGAACAATTTGCGGAATGGAAAAAAGCATTATCACCTGAACAATATCAACTTAGGATCTCTCAGCATCCAAGAAACATAAAAGAAGCTTTTGACACAAGAACAGTATCAAAATTTCCTATGCATCTTATAACAGCACAACAAGAGAGAATAAAGCAGAAAGAATATCCTTATGAGTTTGTAAAATTAAGTGAAGATGCTAATGGTAAAATAAAAGTTGAGAATACAAATAAGTTACCAATATCAGAATTTCCAGTAAGTAAAAAAGCAGAAGATAAAACTGGTTCTATTATTGTTTGGGAACGACCTGTTGAAAATGTTGAGTTTGGGATGTATTATGCATCTATAGATCCCGTGGGTGAAGGCCGCACAACTACTTCAGAATCACTATGTTCCATATATGTAATGAAAGCTCCAGTTGAAGTTACTAGAATGAAAGGTGAAGATATAGAAACATATGTTGAAAGAGATAAAATTGTAGCAGCTTGGTGTGGTAGATATGATGACATAAATAAAACACATAAGCAGTTAATGCATATAATAGAATGGTATAGAGCTAAAACTATTATAGAAAACAACATATCTTTATTTATTCAGTACATGATAAGTAAGAATAAACAAATGTACCTTGTCCCAAAAGATCAAATGGTTTTCTTAAAAGACCTTGGTGCAAACAAAAATGTTTACCAAGAGTACGGGTGGAAAAACACTGGACGTTTATTTAAAGATCATATGCTTTCATATGCAATAGAATATATAAAAGAGGAAATTGATCAAGAAACTAAACCTGACGGAACAGTAGTTAGAAAAAAATACGGTGTGGAAAGAATACCAGATACTATGTTATTAGTAGAAATGGCTGCATATAATGATAGTGTAAACGTTGACCGTTTGGTTTCATTTGCTGCATTAGTATCTTATATGAAAATACTACACTCAAATTTAGGATTTAAAAAGAGAATTGAGAGAGATGATGCAGCTAAAAAGTTGCAAAAGTCAGATAATTTATATAAATTATATAATAGTCCGTTTCGTAATTTAGGTAAAACTAAAAAAGTTAATGGACAAAAGGTTATTAAAAGTGCGTTTAAAAATCTTAAATAAACATTATGCAAGTTTATAATGCAATGCAGCTCAAAAAAGGAGCTAAAATAAAAGAAAACAGGATGGGTTCTATCATCCAACCTTTACAGTTTTTACCTGCTGTAGAAAAAGATGAAGAGTGGGCTGCTTGGAATTTAGACTGGCTAGAATGGAATGGTATAAAACAAATTAGAAAAAATGCTAGAAAGCTTCTTAAAAATTATAAGTTAGCAAAAGGTGTAATTGATAAAAGAGATTATATTGTTGAAGAAAATCCTGAGTATAGAGATATACTAGATTATCTTACACAAGAAGATGACACAGCATTAGAATTAAAATTTTATCCTATTATCCCTAATGTGGTAAATGTTCTTGTTTCTGAATTTGCAAAAAGAAATACTAGAGTTACATATAGAGCTGTAGATGACTTTTCTTATAATGAAATGCTAGAGCAAAAGAGAGCTATGGTTGAAGAAGTTCTTCTTGCAGATGCACAAATGGAAATAATTTCTGCACTTGTTAATCAAGGAGCTGATCCTAACAGTGAAGAATTTCAACAACAACTAGATCCTGAAAACCTTAAAAGCTTACCAGAAATAGAAGAATTCTTTAAGAAGGATTATAGATCTATGATTGAACAATGGGCAGATCACCAGCATAAAGTTGATGTTGAAAGATTCAGAATAGATGAGCTAGAAGAAAGAGGTTTTAGAGACATGCTAATTACAGATAGAGAATTTTGGCATTTTAGAATGATGGAAGATGACTATGAAGTTGAATTATGGAATCCTACTTTAGTATTTTATCACAAGTCTCCTGATGCAAGATATATTTCTCAATCAAATTGGGTTGGAAAAACTGAAATGATAACTGTAGCAGATGCAATTGATAAATATGGTTATCTTATGACTGCTGATGAACTTGAAGCTTTAGAAGCAATATATCCGATCAGATCTGCAGGATATACAATGGGTGGTTATCAAAATGACGGTAGTTATTATGATTCTACTAAATCACATGAGTGGAATACTAATATGCCTTCTCTAGCAATGAGACAATATACTTCAGCAACTTCACAAAGTATATTAGAAGGGGGTGATGTAATTAATGATGTTCTTAGAGAAAGTGAGGATTATGAAAACGAGGGAACAGCTTATCTAATTAGAGAGACTGTTGCTTATTGGAAGTCTCAAAGAAAAGTAGGACACCTAACAAAAGTTTATGATAATGGTGAAGTTATTACAGAAATTATAAGTGAAGATTATACAATAACAGATAAACCACAATATGATACTAGATTATTTAAAAATAAAACTAGAGATAATTTAGTGTTTGGTGAGCATATTGATTGGATTTGGATTAATGAAGTTTGGGGTGGTATTAAACTTGGTCCAAACTTACCTAGTTTTTGGGGAATGAATTCACCGGATGGATTTTCTCCAATTTATTTAGGTATAGACAAAAAAGATATTGGACCATTACGTTTTCAATTTAAAGGTGATAACTCTTTATATGGTTGTAAAATACCAGTAGAGGGTGCAATTTTTTCTGATAGAAATACTAAGTCTACATCTCTTGTAGATTTAATGAAACCTTTTCAAATAGGATATAATATTGTAAATAATCAAATAGCTGATATTCTTGTTGATGAATTAGGTACTGTAATATTACTTGATCAAAATGGGTTACCTAAACATTCATTAGGAGAAGATTGGGGTAAAGGAAATTATGCTAAAGCTTATGCGGCAATGAAGAACTTCCAAATACTTCCTTTAGACACAACTATAACAAATACAGAAAATCCATTAAACTTCCAGCATTTTCAAAAACTAGACATGGAGCAAACTAATAGATTAATGTCTAGAATACAACTTGCTAATTATTTCAAACAACAAGCATATGAAGTTATTGGTGTTAACCCTCAAAGAATGGGTCAACAAATTAGTCAACAAACAGCAACAGGTGTAGAACAAGCTCTTAATGCTTCATATGCTCAAACTGAAATATATTTTATACAACATTCTGATTATTTAATGCCAAGAGTTCATCAAATGAGAACTGACTTAGCACAGTATTATCATAGTAATAATCCTTCTACAAGATTAACTTATATAACATCTGCAGATGAAAAAGTAAACTTTTCTATTGAAGGTACTGATTTATTACTTAGAGATCTTAATATATTTTGTTCAACAACTGCAAATAATAGAGCTGTACTTGAACAATTAAAACAACTAGCTATTAGTAATAATACAACAGGAGCTAGTATTTATGATCTTGGTAAAATTATTCAGTCAGATTCACTTGCTCATTTAAATACAGTAATGAAAACAGCTGAGCAAAAAATAGAAGAGCAAAGAAATCAAGAAATGCAACAGCAACAACAAATGCAAGAACAAGCAATGCAAGCTAAGGCACAAGAAGAAAAAATGAAACTTGATCATGAGTCTATGGAAAATGAAAAGAATAGACAAAAAGATATTCTTATTGCTGAAATTAGAGCTGCAGGATATGGTTCTATGGTTGATTTAAATGAAAATAAACAATCTGACTATGTAGATGCTATGGATCAGATTCGTCAATCTGAACAATATCAAGAACAAACTCAAATGCAAAGACAAAAACAATCTATTGATAATCAATTAAAAACTGAAAAAAATCAAATAGAAAGAGAAAAAATACAAGCTCAAAAAGATATTGCAAATACACAATTACAGATTGCTAGAGAAAATAAAAATAAATATGACTCTTCACAAAAAAAATAATAATAAATAATCGTTAAAGTTAATATTATTTATTTAGCTATATACTGCAGAAAATTACTTAATAAAAAATAAGTAATTTTAAATTTAATAAGTTTATGTGTAAATAAATACGTATATTAAAGTATAACAAAACCAACAATATTATGCAAGAAGAAGAAAAGTTACAAGATTCTACAACGGTAGAAGAAATTGAGATTAACATTGATGACATTTTTGGAGGAGTAGGAGCAGACAATGTTATGCTTCCAAAAGAAGAAAAGAAACCTTCTATATTTTCCAAAGAAACAGTTGATACATCGTTCATTGACAAAACTGAAGAACAAGAGAATGCTAGTGAAGCATTAAACAAAAATTCTTCTAATCCTGTAGATGTTACAGAATCTACAGATGATGTGATTAATGAGTTAGACTCAATGATTGCAGAAGAAGAAGAAAATGAGTTTAAAGGTAAAGGGGGTAGACCAAAACTTGATAAAAGTGGTTTATTTGAGTTAGCAACTAAAATGATTGATGAAGGATCTCTTATTCCTTTTGATGATGATAAACCAATAGAAGAATATACTGCTGCGGATTTTAGAGAATTATTTGAAGCAAATTTTCAAGATAGAGAATCTAAAGTAGCACAAAGAGTTCCTCAAGAATTTTTTCAATCTTTACCACCAGAGTTACAGGTAGCAGCTAAATATATTGCAGACGGGGGTCAAGATTTAAAAGGATTATTTAGAACTTTATCTCAAGTAGAAGAAGTAAGAGATTTAAATCCGGCTAATGAAAATGATCAAGCTGAAATTGCAAGACAATATTTATATGCTACAAACTTTGGAACAGCTGAAGAAATTGAGCAAGAAATAGAAGATTGGAAAGATTTAGATAGATTAGAACAAAAAGCTAATCAGTTTAAACCAAAACTTGATAGAATGCAAGAGCAAATTGTTGCAAGACAATTAGCTGAGCAAGAATCTAGAAAACAACAACAAGCAGAAGCAGCTCAAGTTTATACAGAGAATGTATATAACACTCTTGTTCAAGGAGAACTTGGGGGTCTTAAACTAGATAAGAAAACACAAAGTATGTTATATTCTGGTTTAGTTCAACCAAATTATCCTTCTATATCAGGAAAACCTACAAACCTGCTTGGACACTTGTTGGAAAAGTATCAGTTTGTAGAACCAAGACATGATTTAATTGCAGAAGCATTATGGCTTTTACAAGACCCGGATGGTTATAAAGATAAAATTAAATCTATTGGTAATAAAGCTGCTGTTGAACAAACAGTAAGAAAATTAAAAACTGAAGAAGGACGTAAACAAAATTCTAGTTCTTTAAATACTAATATGGAAGAAACAAGTTATAAAAGTACAAAACCAACTAGAACTATAAAAAGAAATACTAAAGGTTTCTTTAGTAGATAAATAAGTAAACACAAATAAATAAATAAAAATGAGTACACCAGTTTTAAACAATGGTATCTTTCTACGGGATACGGCTTACCAAGCAAGCTCACACGTAGATTCTTATCACTTGGTTAACATGTTGAAAGATGCAGAACCTATGGATATGGGTCCGGTAGATCTTTGGGCTATGGCACAAAGAGTTGAAATGCCTCTTTACCAAATGGCTAACTTTGGAGGTAAGAATGTTATTAACGTAGACAATGCTCGTGGAGAGTATAAGTGGCAAACACCAGTGTCACAAGATTTACCTTATGTAGTTGAGGACATTGAACCACTTAATGAAAATAAGGGAGTTGATGGAAATACTTTCCGTATCAAACTTAACAGACGTGAATTTGGTCATGGTGACATTATTACTTATGATAAGTATAATGGAGTAGAACTTTACATTACTGATGAAGATATTCTTCCAATTGGTGATGGATTTATCTACACTGTTACTCTTGTTAACAATGGTAATGCACGTTTCTTAGATAATCGTTTCTTAGCAAATGGTACTAAGTTTTTCCGTAAAGGTTCTGCACGTGGGGAGTATGGAGAGCGTTTCTCTGATATTACTACAGGTGCTGGTTTCCGTGAGTTCTATAACTTTGTAGGTGGTGCTGAAGCACACGTACACTATTCAGTATCTTCTCGTGCTGATCTTATGATCAAAGGAGGAATGAATGCTGATGGTACTGTACCTGTAACTGAGATCTGGAGATCATTTGATCGTTCAGTAGATCCTTCTATTACTTCTTTAGAAGATATGGTTAAAGTAATGGGTAAAGATAAAGTTAAAAAAGCTTTTGATAATGGAGATCTTTCTCGTACTTTCCTTACACAAATGGAAGCTGCTCACCTTACAAAAATTGCTAAGGATATTGAGACTTACTTAATGTGGGGACAAGGGGGTAGAGTTCGTCAAGATGGTCCAGATGATGTTAGATTATCAGTGGGTCTTTGGAAACAACTTGATAACTCTTATAAAAGAGTATACAACAAAAACAACTTTACATTAGATTTATTCCGTGGAGAGATTTATAATTTCTTCAATGGTAAAGTTGAGTTTGAAGGTCCGGATCCAAACCGTTCATTAGTTGTACAAACAGGTATGGCAGGTATGCGTCTTGTAAATGAAGCTATTAAGCAAGAAGCTGTTTCTTCAGGTCTTGTAATTCAAGCTGCTGATATCGGTGCAATTACTGGTAGAGGTATGGACTTGAACTTTGGTTTTGCTTATACTTCATATGTAATTCCTTTCTTAGCAAATGTTAAGTTTGTATTGAATCCAGCATTTGATAATGTTCATACAAATGATATTGAGAACCCAATTATTGATGGTTACCCATTATCATCTTATTCATTCATTATCTTTGATATTACTGATAATACTAATGACAATATCTTCTTATTGAAATTGTCTTGGGATAATCAATTAAAATGGTGGTATCAGAATGGTACAATGGATTACATGGGACGTACACAAGGATTCCAGTCTTCTGGACAATTTAATGGATACCGTGTAATGATGTCACAAACAATGCCTGCAGTATGGGTAAAAGACCCAACTAAAGTATTGAAAATTGTTATGCGTAACCCAATAACAGGTGGTTCATTCTAATCACTCAATATATAAATCAGAGAGGAGCTTATTGTTCCTCTCTGATATTTTTTAACTTAAAACCAACAAAAAAAAATGAGTACAGCGTTCACAAAAGTTGAAGTCCCTACAGGGAAAAAAACTAAAATTGCAATTAGACCTTATGTTGATGCAACTGTTGCAAACATGGGTTTAGAAGAATACAACATGGCTTTATATGATGGAGTAGTTCATTTTGAACAATTAGCATGTTTAGAAAATAATGGAGTAGTTAGATACATTACAGGATTAAATGAATTTGCTCCTGAAATTAAAAAACTACCAACAGAAATGAAAGAAGCTAGAATTAAAGAAATTAGAGCAGCAGTAGCTGATTTAGAAACAGAACTAGCTTCAAATGTTTTAGATGTAGAAGATAAAGACTTCTGGAGTAAAGTAGAATTACTTAAGCCAAATAATGCAAAATTTTGGAATAAAATTACTATTGAATGTGGAAATTCTCCTGTGTACTTAGACATGGCTAATCCATATGATAGAATTAAATTTTATGCAATTGAAGCTGGTGGATTTGATATTGTAGCAAAAAGTTATGAAGATGCAAAAACAAAACCAAAACCACCAAAGTTTTACTTAGATAAAGAAGAAGAAACAATATCTTCTAGAACTGAATACAAAAAAATGCGTAACAGAGCATTGTCTGAACTACAAAAATTATTTGATAAAAACTCAGCTAAGTTATTCTATGTTGCAAAAGTTGTAGACATTACAAGCGTACAGTATAAAAAGAACACTCCTAATGATGTTCTATATGACAATATGGATAAATTTATTAATGGAGAAGGTGGAGAGTCTAACAAAGAAAGAGCAGCAAAAGGTTTCCTTGATGCTGTAAATTCTAGCATGGAAGATTTAAAAATTCGTTCTTTAGTTAAAGATGCAATCTTTTATAAAGAGTTAGTCACTAAGGCAGATGGTTACATTTACCATATGAAGACTGGAACTCTTACAGGAAGAAATGTATCTGATGTTGTAGAATATCTTAAAAATCCACTAAATGAAGATATCTACAAAGCAATAAATGAAAAGATTGAAAACAACTGGAACTCTTAAATTAATATGTTATGAAAAACACAAGTAAAAAAACAATGATGAAAAAAAGTGCTACCAAAAAACCAAAAATGATGGCAGGTGGTACTATTCCTAAAGCACAAGCTGGTAGAGATATTAGTCAAAAAGCTGCTAAAAGAAAAACTTCAAAAGGTAAAGGAATAATTGATTATGTTTACGATGGTAAAGATGCACCAGGAACAGGAACTAATAAAGGTAGTTACATAGGATTTAGTAAAGAATCTAGAAAATCCAGCAGCCCTTTTGTATCTATGAAAGATGCTAAACCTGCAAGAGAAATTAAACAAAAAGGCGGTACTTCTCCAACTTCTACAAAAAAATCACCAAAACCAACGGCTCCTGTAAAAACCCCTCGTATAAATATGGTTACTCCTGAGAAGAATCCGAGAAAAAAACCTATGAATCTTATGCCTGTACCTCCTAAGAAAATTCTTCTAGCAAGAGAAGGAGGTGTAGCTAAAAAATCAAAAATGATGGTAGGTGGTAATACTACTAAAGCAATGTATGGGAAAACAGTAGAACCTACTATGATGAAAAAAGGTGGTATTGCTAAAGCTCAAAAAGGGACTACTGTTAAACCTAAAGCTATGTATGGTAAGTCAGTAAAACCAAGCATGATGAAAAAAGGTGGTACTAAGAAAAAATAATGGATAGTAAAAAAAATTGGATCAAAGGTGCTATTAAAAAACCAGGTGCTCTTACAGCTACAGCTAAGAGAGCAGGTGCTGTTAAAAAAGATGGGACTATTAAAAAATCTTGGTTAAAAGATAAAGCTAAAGGATCTGGTAAAACTGCACAAAGAGCAAGGCTTGCTATTACATTAGGTAAAATGAAAAAGAAAAAATAGATGCTTAATAGTACTATAATCATAAAAGTAAAAGAAAGACTTAACAAATTAGATAGTCAAGATCATGATAATCTTGAATGTTGGCAAATTGTTGAGGCTTTTAATAAAGCTCAAGTAGAATGGGTCAGAAGACAATTACATGGTATAAATGTAGTTAAAGAAGGAGATGAACAATCTACTAGAAGAAAAGATGATTTACAAATACTTTTAAATACTTTACCTGTCAGTTTATCTAATTCTGACAGGTCTTTTTCTGCTCCTATACCTGAAAATTATTTACAATGGAAAAGAGTAGATGCTTTTGCAACTAATAAATGTTGTAGTGAAAAAAGACCTATGACAGTATATTTAGCTGAAGAAGGTAATCTTAGTCAATTACTTAGAGATCTTTCTAAAAGACCTAGTTTTGAATGGGCTGAAACTTTTGCTACTTTAAAAAACAATAGAGTATTTATTTATACTAATGATGAGTTTAATATAGAAAATGCTAATTTAACTTACTACCGTCAACCTATTAGAATTGCAGTACTAAATTGTGTAGATCCTTATACAAATCAAACTACTACTTTAGATGTTGAATCAGAGTTTAAGGATGATATAGTAGAATTAATAATAGATGAGGCAGTAAGTATACTAGCTGGTGATATTGAATCAATAAATCAATCAGGTAGAGGTACACAAAATGCTGAACGTAATAACTAATAAAAAATGGAAAAACCAAGAATGTTAAAAAGAATAGATACTGTTTCTAAAGCTATAACTCCTATTTATAACGGTGCAGAGTCAGTATCTTCTGACATATCATATTTAACTGCAGAGTTAATGGCTTCAAGAACTTCGTTTCATTTACTTCACTTAAAAGTAACAGGAGCAGGTTCTTTTGCAGCACACTTAGCTTTAAATGAATTATATGATGCATTACCCGGTTTAGTAGATACAATAGTTGAAGGATTTCAAGGTGTTGAAGAAACTATTTTAGAGTGTTCTCCAGTTGAACCAAAAGTTTTGGAAGATGTAGAGGATGCAATTAACTATTTAAGAATGCTTTATAAAAAAGTAACTCTAGTACAAAGTAAAGTACCTTATTCTGAAATAGTAAATAATATGGATTTAATAAAAGATGCAATAAGCAAAGCTAAATATAAACTTTTATTTCTTAAATAGTTTTGCTTATTTAAATCTTTTTATTATATTATAGTATATATATTTGTTTAATTAAATTTTAAAAAAATGGCTTATTTTAATCACGCGTTTACAAAAACGTTTTTAGCAACAGGTGAAGACCAAACATCTACTCCAGTTGTTTTACCTAATGGTACGTCTACTACAGCTACTACTGTAGGTGGTCAACTTACTACTACAGGTTTACCAACAGTTGTTTTGAATCAGCTTTCTGCAGCTGCTACTTCAAAATTAACTAATGGTTACATTGGATTGTTTGATGCAGACACACAACTTTCTGTTACAGGAGCTTCATTAGAAGGAGATTCTGATTGTTGTAATGTAATTCTTGCAGGATCTACAATTTACAGTAATGACAAAATTGGACCTTTTCATGGGGGATATCAAGAGACTAACAAGTCTAAAATGATTAATCCTAAGTATGTAAGTAGATTGTATGATTCTCCAGCTTGTCCAGCTCAAAATGAGATTGTACACGTAGGTTCTACTTATTTTACTGCAGGTGGTGGTGTAGAATCTCTTGATGCTCTTAGTTTAGTAGGTGGTACAGGTTATGCACCTGCTCCAGGTACTTTAATTACTACAGTAACAGGTGGTACTGGTACAGGTGCTGTTGTTCAAGTAACTATTAATGCTCTTGGTGTAGTAACTGCTGTAGCAATTATTGCTCCAGGTAAAGATTATACTATTGGTGATACTCTAACAATTGTTGGAGGAAACAACGATGCTACTATTGATGTACTTACAGTAGGTGCTGCTGCAGGTGGTGCAGATTGTTGTAAAGAATTTTTATGTGACGAGACTTACTCTTTACGTTTAGACGTTAAAGGTTCTCCAGCATTAAGATTTTTAAACCGTAATTCTTACTACACTGCAGATTACTACACTGGATGTTGTGAAGATGAAACTGTTGCTCCTGCACCTGTTGACTCTACTTTAGTTATGGTAGGTTGGGCTGAGCAATTATTGAACTCTCCACTTATTCGTCCATTTGTTTCTATTCTTGTAGTAGATCAAACTGGTACTATTTGGTATCCACCTTCAAGCCCATCAGTTCCTGCTGGTTTTGATACTTGGGATAACTATGTATCTCCAGGATATATAACTGATGCTTGTGCAGGTTTAATTATTGCAGGAGCTTATGTTGATACTCGTTTTGGAGATTGTACTTTCCAAACTTCTGATTTCTTTGAAAAAGAGCCAGTAAGATTGTATATTTCTGAAGTAGATTACAATGGTGATCCTTGTACTTTTGGAGGTATCTGTGTTGAAACAGAATGTGAATCTCGTCAAGCTAATGGATTTGGTGAGCAAGCTGTAAGAAACTTGATTATGTCAGAGTCTTACCGTCAAAACTTCTTCCACTCAGATTTGAGAATCCGTGAGATTACTCAAGGAAATCAAGAGTTAGACGTTATTGACCGTGGAGCACTTTATGACCGAGTTTACTTACAACATAATGTTCCTCGTTTTAATAACCCAACCGGAGTATTTGATAATGATCAGTATTTACTAGAAATTATTTTAGAAGAAGGTACTGCAGCTTCAGTATTTGAAGATTTTGCTACATGGTTAGACGCATGTGGAGTATGTAAAATTGAAAGATTTACTTGTGGTGATGTTTGTGATAACACTTTAGTTTTCCCAACACTTCCTCCACTTGATTTACTTCAACCACCAGCATAAGAATAAATTGAAATTCTAACTATAGGGAGAGTGAGAGGTTATCTCTCCTCTCCTTTTTTTATTTAAAAAATTATGGCAAATCATGTATTAAGCTTAGAGGTTCCAACAGTATTGAATACTTGTATTATGAAAATACTTGATACAAGTGTATATTCTAACTTAGTACCTTTAACTTGCCCAACTTTAAATATAACTGTTCCCGGGTTTGGATATTCTATTCAGTTAAATTTTACTCCTGGAGACAATGTAGTAATAACAGCTTGTAATCTCCAGTTACAAACAGAAAATTGTGGAAGTAGTTATTTAGCTATACCTGATGGAGTATACGTAATTAAATATAGTGTATCTCCTAATGATGTAGTGTATGTAGAATATAATCATTTAAGAATTAGTAAAGCTTTAAACAGATATAGAAAAGCTTTATGTGATTTAGATTTATCTGATTGTGAACCTAGCAAAAAAGTAAAAGATAAACTAAATCAACTAAACACTATTAAAAGTTATTTAGATGCGGCTGTAGCAAAAGTAGAAACATGCCATGAAATACAAAAAGGCATGAGTCTTTATAACTATGCTATTAAACTTCTAAATAAATTAGAATGTAAAAATTGTTAAAAATTTTAAAACCAATAAGATGAGTAAATGTACAAATTGTGGAAAAGTTTTAGGGTGCAGCTGTAAAAAAAGAAAAGCTTCTGATGGAAAGTCTTGTTGTTCAGCATGTATAGCTGCATATGAAACTAAGTTAAAAAAATAATTATGGCTGGTTTTCAAAAGCTTACGTTTGTTAGTTGTTGTGATAATGAAGAATTAAATATAGAATTTAATTTAGGAACTCCTGGTACTTATGTAAATGGATCAACTTACTATTATAATGGTAATTGTTTTACAGCATTTATATCTACTGTTACTTTTCCAACACCACCACTACCTCCCCCAGCTCCTAGTTATGGAGGACCAATTCCTCAAGATCCTTATTTAGAGGATACAGCATATTTAATTGAAGATGGTCATTGTGATAATGAAATATGTCCAGATTGTGATCATTTAGACTGTTATTATGTAGAAAACTGTTTTGATCCAAGTATCCATTTTTATGCTATTATATCTAATCCAGATCAAATAGGATTAGGTAACACATATTCTTTAGATTTATCAAATGTTCAAGATTTACCTATTGATTTTAATGATTGCTGGAACATTACCTCAAGTGAATTATGTGATAGGACTTTCCCATTAATAGAAATAACAGCAGTTTATGAGTCCTGTGAAGACTGTAGTATTTTAGAAGTGCCACCTTGTTTTTTATTAATTGATTGTTACACAGGTGAGAGTTTAGTTTATTCTGGAGACGTTTTAAATCAATATATTAATACAGTTATTCAAGTTAATATAGAAGGTGTAATTAGATGTTTTAAAGTTCAAACAGCTCCATGCACGGAAGAATCATTAGAATTAGTTTTTAATCATGTTATATTAGAATGTTTTGATATAACAGAATGTTTACTTTGTTTACCTAAATGTATATGCACCAGAGTTAAGAATAAATCATCATTACCTAGAAAATTAATATATATTGATTGTAATGCTGAGCAACAAGAAACTGTTGAAATAGTTGGTCCTGGTAAGTTAAGTAAAAAGTATTGTGTACAGAATTGGATAAGTACAGATATAGAAGTAATAAATTTTGGAGATTGTGTTGATAACACATGTCCTGAAGTTCCTCAACCAGCAAGAAAAGTAAAACCTGGTTACGATAGCCCAGTGTGTTCTCCAGAAAAGTATGAAAAAATAGTTTGTAGATATGCTGAATTAATGTATAAGCATGTACTACAATCTAGATACGGGATATCTGATTGTTGTGATGAAGATGATATAGTTAAAAGAGAAATAGAATTTGATCTTTTAATGTTAGATGTTCTTAATGATACTGACTATGAATGTACTGAAACAACTAGTAATTGTGGATCATGCGGTTATATAAGCACTACAGTTTATTATACAGAATGTCCAGAACCAAGAGTGTATCAATATAGATTATCAATAGGTGCTACACCAAATAGTTCAGATGGGGCTTTGATTACTTATATAGATGAAAATGGTTTATTGCAATCTTATACCGTAGTTTCAATTAATGAAGATTCAGAAATAATTTTTTGTGCTGAATATGGTAGTATAGAGTTTAATAGTATAGGTTATTATGCAAATAATGAACCTTGTCCTACAATACCTTGTGTTAGTTATCCAGATTTAATTTTAGAACGTATTGGAGATTGTCCTGCTTAATTAGTTTAAATAAATAAAATTTAGTATATTATATTATGAAGCCTTTAAATTTAGATAATTCGCCTTGTGCACCCACATCATCAAACTGTGTTATATGGAATGGTCCAGACATTGCATGCTTAAGTTTATGTAGAGGGGATACTGTAACAGATGTTGTATATAAACTTGCAACAGAACTCTGTGCAATATTAGATACATTAAATGTAGATAATTATGATTTAGCATGTTTATCTTTAAATGGGTGTCCACCTAAAACTTTTGATGAGTTAATACAAGCATTAATTGAAAAAATATGTAGTTGTTGTGATGTAACACCAGTTACTCCTGATACACCTTCAACACCGGGTGACGTAAATTTATTTGTTACACCAGCAGAATGTTTTGGTATAACAACTCAAATGCTAGTTACTGATTATGCTGTATACTTAGGAGAACAAATTTGTAGTATACTTGATGAGTTATCAGTAATTAATGATTCAATTACTAGTTTAGATGGTAGAGTAACGGCTTTAGAAACAGCACCTGCTCCAGTATTTGTATTACCACAATTTACAATTGGTTGTAATATAGGTTCTCTTATTTCAGGCAGTACTGAAGATATAGATGAAATCCTTGAAGAATTTATTAATGCTGTATGGTGTCCAATAAGTACAACACTAGGTAGCAATGGCAGTTTAATAACAGCTATTTCTGCTCAATGTATTGCTCCTACAGATCCTTCAATAGCAAATCCTGGAGCAACAATGGTTGTTTCATATCCAACTTATAACACAGGTACTACAATTGCTGATGTAATTAGAAACTTATGGATAGCTTTATGTGATCTAAGAGCAAGAGAATATGATGTAGTTGCTGGTTCAGGGATTACAGTGTCTTCAGCTAATGTTGCAGGTCTAACAACATTTACTGTTAACGTAGCTCCTCCTGTACCAGGGGTTAACCAATATCTTAATGCAACAGGTGCGGTAGATATAAAAACAAGTCCTTCACCAACTTTATATCATTTCCCTGCTGGTTATGGTACTTTATCATATTTAAATATAACAGGTAGCGATATTGAAATTGAAGTACATGCTGCTTTTGATTCAGGTAAAGCTGATCTCATTCCTTCAGCTGCTTATTCCGATTGGGTAGATGGAGCTATTATAACTACTTCTGGTGGGGCAGATACAATACAATATGAAACTTTTGGTGGAAGAAGTTCTATTGTAATGTCTCTTGCTGGTGGAGGTATTCCTGGAGATAATATACAAGTAAATATGATTAAAAATTCTGCTTTATTTTGGAGAGGAACTTTACCAGCGGGTGATTCTGTATCTGTAAAATTTAAGACTGATGCTAGTGCTGCTACAGGATTCTTAAATAGAGCTCAATTATATGTAAAAGAAATATAAATTAACTAACTATGTATTATAGTAATTCACATAAAAGTAAGTGTAGTAGTTTAAATTGCGGTTGTAAAACTGATTATTTAACTACACCGGATCCTTGTCCAACACCTGATCCGTGTCCTGAGTTACAACCTTGCTCAGAAGTATTTGATAGCCAATGTATAATCTATAATGGTGATAGTATTATCTGTGATCCTGATACAGTTGTAGAAACAGGAGATACAGTACAAGATGCTTTATTATCAATAGTCCAATACTTTTGTGATGCTGTTGCTAACACAGGTCAGTCTATTGTTATCGGTGGTGATAATATTAATGTAAACTCTGTTACTGTAGGTTCAACAACAACCTATACAGTTTCTCAACCGAGTAAAATATTTTTTTATGAAGAGTTTATAAGTGATATTGATATAGTTCCTGGGGCTCCTTCACCTGGTCCCGATAATTATTTTTTTCCAACAGGTTATGAAATATTAACTTTTCAAAATACTTATCTAAACCCTGCTACATTTAAAGTACATGTTTCTTACAATACAGACATTCCTGAAGTTGTTGGTAATCCAGAAATATTTTTAGAAAATGTTGTAGATGGTGCAATTGTTACAACAGTGGGTGTAGTTGATACTGTTCAATATGAAACTCTAGGTAATACAGATATAGAAATTTATCTATGGGATACTAATAATAATACTATTATATCAGGTCTTACAGCGGATACAGTAAGAACCGCACTTTTAGACCATCCTGTTGATGTCAGATTTACTAATAATAAAAAACCTAAAAATACTGCGTTTTTTAAAGTAGTTACATTACAACCTGGAGAATTTGTTTCTTTAAAATTCAAAAGTAAAGCAGGTTCTGCAGGTAGATTACTAAAGGCACAAATTTTAGTAGAAGAGTTATAAAAAAGATATTTGCTAGACATAAAAATATGTCGTGGTTTGTTGGTTTTTCTACGGCTAACAAGAACAAACCCTTACTTTAGAGTAGGGGTTTTGTTTTTATTACTAGGAATACTTGAAAAATTCAGTTAATTTTACTATATTAAATAGTATAGTATATGAAAAGAAGTTATAAAAAACCTGATGTAAAAGCTCCAAGATTTAGACAAAAAAGCAAAATATTAATAACAGAAAACTTACTAAATAGATTTAGAAAAAAATATCCTAAATATAAAGATATTACAAAATCAGAATTTCATAGTATAGTAAAGCTTTTTAATGAAGAAGTCTGGGGAGAAGTAATTGAAAACAGAGATGGTGTTCAGTTACCAGATGGTATAGGTTATATTTTTATAGGTTCATGTAAGAATGTAAAAAAATATAATTTTGATTTTAAAACGTCAAGTGAATATAATACAAGTGTTGAAAATAAAAATTGGGAAACTGATGGTAATGTAGCTAAAATATTTTACTCTTCTTACTCAGAAAAGTATCATTATAAAAATAGAGAATGTTGGAATTTTGTTGCTTGTAGAAATTTTAAAAGAGCAGTGTCTGAGGAATATCCAAAAAAATGGACAATGTATCATGGAGTTGACCCACATAAAAAAATAAATGAGCAGTTTTTAAAAACATCAAGAAAACAATTTGCAATTAAAAAAACTGAATTAGATAGTAAAAATTATAAAGATTTTGAAATATGACAACTGTAGGTGAAAGTGTATCTAGAATACGTAATACTTTGAAAGCTGTAAAAGAAGATCCTTTTGTTACAGACCGTCAAATTTATTATAATATTGTAAAGTTTGGAAAAGCTTTACTTAAAAGAGAAAGTGATAAGAATAAGCTAATGAGATTAAGCAGTCTTATTACTACTTTACCTTTTGTAGAATTAATTGATGTAGATAAAATAGAAGCCGGTTGTACAGGAATATATTCAGGATGTACTTTTAAAAGAACTCAAGAAAAAATACCTTTACCATTTGAAGGAACTTATGGTCCTTTATTAAGAGCAGTAACTTCTATTGATGGTACTATTAAATTGTATAAAACAGAATCTAAAACTTATACTTCTATAAGTAAATCAAGCACTTTTAAATATAACAAAAAAGTTTATTTTTGGTATTTAAACGGTTATATATACATTCCTAATGTTGATTGGGATGCAATTAGAATAGAAGGTATTTTTGAAGGAGACACTGGTGATTTTTTATGTGAGCCTGAAGCACAATGTAAAATTAAACAAGATCAACAGTTTCCTTTTCCTGAATATCTTTTTGCAGAAATAGAACAAATGGTATTAAACGAACTTACATTAACTCTTAAGATTAATGATTCTGGAGCTGATGATAGTCAAAATCCTCATAGATAATGGACTTTAATTATACTTTAAAATATAGAACTTTTGATGAACTTCTAGATGATGTTCAATTAGAATTTCAAAATTATAATTTGGAAGAAATGATTGAACCTCAAACCTTAATTAAAACAGCTAGAAAAATTAATTATGATTTAGGTTTGCGGATACAACAAACTTCTGAAGCTGTTTTGGATGTTAGTCATAGAAGAGCAAAGTTACCAGACAATTTCTACTCTTTTAATTATGCATTAGTTTGTTTAGATAGAACTGTTCATACAGGTTATGATATGGGCGGAACTCACATTGAAGAAATACCTTATGATGAAACACCACCTACAATAGATTCTTGTGCTTCTCCTGTAGTTAATGGTTCAGGTTGTGATTGTGAAGTACCTCAAGGATATGATCCATTATTACCTTATGGTGAAACTTGTAATAAACCAAGAGTTTTTGTTAATTGTAAAAATGAAAAGTTTGAGTTAATTCAAATTATAGGACCGTCTCAAACTGTAAAGTTTAAATCTTTACTACCATTAAAGATGAGACCTAATCCAAATATAGATTGTGATTGTCCCAACTTATTTTATAATTCTGAAAATGAAGCTTGGATAAAAGATGGTTATTTAAATACTAACTTTGACTCCGGTCATGTTTATATTAATTATCAATCAAGTATGGAAGATGACCAAGGAAATCTTTTAGTTCCTGATCATGAATTATTAAATGAATACTATGAGTATGGTTTAAAGAAAAAAATTCTTGAGACTCTAGCTATGAATGATGAGAATGTTGGACAAAAGTTAAGTTACATTGCTCAAGAGTTAAGGGTTGCTAGAAACAATGCATTGAGTTTAGTAAACACACCAAACTTTGAAGAGCTTAGAATGGTATGGACAACTAATAGAAAAGCAATGTATGGTAGATACTATGATATGTTTAAAAGTTATCCCTTAATAACTGATAGAAGATTAGGTAACCGTATACTAAGATAATATGGCAAAGAAAAGAACACAAGGAGCATCAAATAATTTAAATGATATGCAGGTTGATAGCTTTGTAAAAGGTCTTAGTAAAGATACTAATGCAACGTATATCTCTGATGGTTTTTGGACACATGCAAGAAATGCAGTAAATAATACTGTAGATGGAGACATGGGTACTCTTTCTAATGAAAGATCAAATTATCTATGTAGTTCTGTTGGTAGAGATGCTCCAGCCGGTATTAAAAAAATTATTGGAGCAATACATTTATATTCTGATAAATGGGTAATATTTAGTTCTGTAAATGATGAACAATTTAATAGTAATGTTTCTCTGTATTCTGAAATAGGTTTATTTGAAGAAGATGCTTGTTCTTATAAACCTATTGTAATTGATCAGTGTCTTAATTTTAGCATGCTTCATTTAATTACAGGAGCATCTAAAGAACAAGCTGATTGTACTTGGGGTGTTTATTGGGCAGATGGAAATAATCCTGACAGATATTTAAATATAGGTGATCCTAAAGATTGGCCTACTGTACCATATTTGGGTAATAATTATTATTTAGGAAATACATTATGGCCCGGAGTACAATGGAAAGAAGAATGTGAAATTATTAATGATTGTGAAGAATGTACTTTACTTAATGATTTAGACTGTGATAAAACAAGATTAGCAAGATTAGTAAAGACACCTTGTGTTAAAGTATCTGCAGGACAAGAAGGTGGAGCTCTAAGAAACGGTTCTTATTTTGTAGTTATAGCCTATAGTATAGAAGGTCAAAAAGTTACAAACTGGTTTTCACCAAGTAATGTTCAACCTTTATGGAATGAAGAAGAACCCTTTAATTCTTTAGAAATAAACTTAGAAGTTGATGATGTAAACTTTGATGAGTTTATATTATGTGTAGTTTCTACAATTAATCAGGGAACGGTAGCTAAACAAGTTGGTTTCTATTCCACAAATACAACTAATATACAGTTAGATCAGATAAAAGAGGACTTAATAACTATTCCTATTAGTGAGATACCTATACAAAGCATTGTTTATGAGAAATCTGACATGATTGAAGAAGTTAATAATTATCTTCTTAGAATAGGACCCACTGGAAGATTTGATTTTAACTACCAACCATTAGCTAATCTTATAAAAACAAAATGGGTATCTGTTGAATATGACTCTGACTACTATGTTAATCAAGGATATAAACCTTCTTACTTAAGAGATGAAGTTTATGCATTTTTTATTAGATGGGTTTATAACACAGGAGATAAGTCTTCTTCTTATCATATACCAGGAAGACCAGCTAGACAATATGAAGTAAATTGTCCATCGGGTCCTACAATATTTGAAGATCAAGATTTTGAAAATGTTAACACAGTTTATGATTCTGAAAAGTTATTTGAGAACACTAATACGGCTTCAATAACATTATCATCTATAAATCAAGAACTTGAAGATGGTGGTATTATTAAAGCTGAAGGTGAGATGGGATATTGGGAATCAACTGAAATATATCCTGATGATAAACCTGAAGTATGGAATTCAAGTGCTCAATGTTTTACAGCTACTACTGATACTAGATATGACTTGTGTGGTAAACCTATAAGACATCATAAATTTCCAGAACAAAACTTAGGTGCAGATTTAAGACATTACTATAAAACTTCTAATGGAGAACTTAAAATACAATTATTAGGAGTCAAGTTTGAAAATATAATAATACCTAAAGACAATGATGGTAATGACATACCTGACATTGTAGGTTATGAAATACTAAGAGGTTCTAGAGAAGGTAATAGATCTATATTAGCTAAAGGTATGATTAATAATATGAGACCTTATATTAATACTAACAACGGTAATATTACTAGAGGTTTATATCCTAATCATCCGTTTAATACTATTCAACCTCAAAATCCTGGACCAGCTGATGGATCATTAAATAATCCAAATGAAATTAACGATCCTTATATTAGAGTTGTTAATGATGATGGAATAAGACAAGATCAGAGATTTGAAGATATGCCTAAAGATATCTTTACTTTTCATTCTCCAGATACAAACTTCAGAACACCCTGGTTATCTGCAGGAGAATTTAAGCTTTATGGTGTATTGTCAGGTACGTCAAATCAATATTTTACAGAACCTGATCAACATCCAAAGCATAAACTCTTATCAAATAATGTTTTGCTATTTATGGTTATAGGAGGTCTTATCCAAGGTATTATATCATTACAAGGTAAAAAGACTATTAACTATCCAGAACCTTCAGGTTCTGCTATACCTCCAGGAGCAGGAGTTGCAGCGGCAACTTATAATACTTTTCAAGAAGGTTATCAAGGTATTGCTTCAGCTCTTGATGCTCTTGCTCCTCCAGGAGCACCAGCTTTAACAGCAGCTTGGACTACTTATATGGCTGCTGTAAATGCTGCTTCTGGAATAAATGGGGGACCACTTTCAAGCACAGAAGTTTCTAGAACAGAAAGTGTAGTGGATCAAATAGGTTATGCAGGGGCCCTTGTTCAGTTTGGATTTTATTTTATTGAAGGTGCAGATTTAGTAGCTGAAATTGTATATGCTGTTTTACCTGAAAGACAATATGCATTACAAATGCAAGGACACGGTCTTTATGATAAATGGACTAATCATGATTGTTCTAAAAATAAAAGATTTGGAATAAATACTTCTAATTATATTAAACCTACAATAAATGATTTTGTAAATGAAAACAATAATACAAACTATAAGATAAATAATCTTTTTAGACAAAACACAGTATTACTTTCTACTAAGTCAAAAAACACTTCTGAAGAAGGTCCTCACTTTATTCAAACTCCAGGTTTAGTAGATCAATCATTATTTACTTTAGGTACATCAAATACTGCAGATGAAACTGTTTTTAAAGAAGATAATAAAACAAGAAATTTTCAAGAAATTATTAGTAGTCACTATGGTGCTATTAAACTTAGAAAAAGAAACCAATACGGTCAACTTAATAATATAAAGCAAATACCCATCACTCCTTGTGAGCAATCATTTACAGATGCTGATTTAAGTTTTGTTGACACAGGTAAGTATTGTGGACAAGTAAAACTAGTACATAAAAAAATTACATCTACACCAACATTCTTTAATGGTGACACTTATATAAATAGATATACTGAAAAGAATAATATGTTCTTTTTCTATGACTGGTTATATCAACAACCTGATAATACTCCATATAATTATTTTTTAAGACAATACATTCCTCAACCAAGATTTTGGATAAATAGTATTAAGTATGATATAAGTGATTTCTTTTCTAATATACTTAGTAGTATAAGTAACTTTATTACAAACTTTCCTACACCACCTGGTCCAGATCCTTCAGGAGAAGGTGCCCTTCCTACAGGTTTTTACAGACTAGATAATAGAAATTATAATTACACTAATGATACTGTCTTAAATTATCCAGGAGAATTTGGTGTAAGAAATTCATATTTTTATTTAGCTACTTCAGTTGTGAGAGATTTCTTTGTAGAGTCTGATGTGATAGTAGACTTTAGAGAAGAAGGTGCTCAACAATCTCAAAAGACTTATAATCCGTATAGAAATACAGATTTATTTAGTTTGTTAAATATAAACCCTGATGTAATTAAAAAAGGTAACTATTACAAGTATGACTACTCTTTAAGCGTGTCAAAATTATTTACTCAATATTTTTCTCAAGGTAACTTACAATCAAGAAACTATGATCCGGAAGTGTCTAGTTCTTGCTATGTATATTATCCTGACAGAATAGTTTATTCATTACCTCAACAATTAGAATCTTTAAAAGATGCTTGGTTTACTTATTTAGTAAATAATTATAAGGAGTTTAGAGATCAGATTTCGGGTGTTAAAAATTTTGGGAAAACGGGAATATTACTTACGTTTAAAAATGCGTCCCCTTTAGTACTTCAAGGTGTTGATGAGCTACAAACAGATCTTGGTACAAAGATTACTTTAGGTGATGGAGGTTTATTTGCAAGACAACCTCAAAACATAGTTATAGCAGATAGAGAGTATGAATACGGTTCTTCTCAAGATTCTAGGTCTATAATTTCTACACCTGCAGGAATATTTTATGCATCACAAAATCAAGGTAAAATATTTAGCTATACTTCTGGTTTACAAGAGATTTCACAAGCTGGCTTAAAGTGGTGGTTTAACATATTCTTACCTTATAAGTTATTAGAAGATTTTCCTGATTTTCCACATACAGATAATCCTGTAGCTGGAGTTGGTATTCATGCAAGTTATGATAACAGAAATAGTGTATTATACTTTTCTAAAAAAGACTTTAAAATAAAAGAAGAGTATAAAGACAGAGTTATATATGATTCTGAAATTAACATGTTTAAGTTAAGAACTTTACCTTCTCCTTTTAAATTAGGAGATGAAAGATTTTTTGATGATGCTTCATGGACTATTTCTTATGACCCTAAAAGTAAATTTTGGATTAGCTGGCATGATTGGCACCCGGAATTATTTATAGCTACAAAAGATACTTTTTTAACTACTCAAGCACACGGTATATGGAATCATAATTCTATGTGTAATTCTTATTGTAATTTTTATGGTGTTAACTATCCTTTTGAAATTGAAATACCAGTAGCTACAGGACAGACTGTTAATGTAATTAAATCTATAGAATATTACCTTGAATGTTATAAGAACTCACAAATTAATTGTGTTGACCAATACCATGTTTTAGATTTTAATTTTGATAAAGCAATAATTCATAATACGGAGCAAGTATCAGGATATCTTAATTTAAATATTTATCCAAAAAATAATGTAGCTCTTGCTAACACTTATCCTTTTTATGATCTTACTACAAATCAATATCAAGTGTTAGTATCTAAAGAAGAAAATAAATACAGACTAAATCAGTTTTGGGATATTACTAAAAATAGAGGAGAGTTTCCAGATGGATCTACTTATCCTAACACAACACCAGTAATACCAGGTACAACACAATTGCCCGGTACATATACTGAAGAATTTATTTGGAATACAGAAATTAATGGTTATATTAAAAACTTAAATCAAGCTAATTTAGATTATGCTAAACCACAATTACAAAGAAAAAAGTTTAGACATTATTTAAATTATATATTTTTGAGTAAAGAAATATCTAATGATGTTAATATGATTATTAAATTTAATAATACAAAACAAACTTATTCTCCAAGATAATGTATAATAAGCAAGTACTATCAGAAGCATTGGCTAATCTACAAAAGAGAAAAGCCAGATTAACTCAACCTAAAGATATTATAGTTGATCCAATGGGTCAGTATAATCATCCTGGTGAAATAACTAGAATACCTGGCGGAGATATTACCATGGCTAATGTACCTTATCCTGTAATGGCTTATCCTAATGTAGGTCAACCACAAATGATGTATCCTGAACAAGACTATAACTTTCCAGGGGCAGATTATGTAGATGAAGTACCTATAATGCCAAAAGCACAAAGTGGAAGAAATGTAAGATACACAGATAACCCTAATGACCCAGGTATAAAAGCTTATGCGGATAGTCTAAATGCTTATAATATGGCAGCTAAGCTTCCCGAAGAGTGGGAAAGAGATGACCTGAAGTACTTTAATGATAAGTATGCAAACAATAAAGGCACTATAATAAGGGCCCTTTTATATCCAGGCTCTACTTTACATCACCCATTACATTATGACAGTGATGGAAAACCTGTTTCTCCTTTTGAAAATAAAATAAGCGGTGTAAAGCCTTATGCTATAGGAAGGAGCACTCTATACAAAGACGATAAAATAGTGACATCTCCTTCAGGAGTTTCTGCAATTGTAGAATATCCTGTATTTAAAAAACCAGTTCAACCAGTAAAATACCGTGACCCTAAAGTAGTAGCCAAACAACAACAACTAATTGATGCAGGATATGACATAGGAGGTGCAGATGGAATATGGGGTAAAAAATCTCAGGCTGCTTGGGATGAAATGAATGCTCCAGTTAAAGAAAAATCTGTAGAAACATCTTTTAAAGAAGAACAAGTTCCTATTACACCTAGAGAACAAAGACCAACAGGATTGACTAAACAAGTTCCTAAAACAGAACAGGTTTGGAGTAATTCATTACAAATGTATGTTCCTGTAACCAGAGCTGGGAATAATGCTACAGTAGAATATACAGGTACAGATATAGGTGGTAGAAAATTAAAATACGGTGGATTAGCACCAGGAGCAGCTTTTCAAGATGGAGATTTTATAGATATAGAACTTACTGATGAACAAATAGATGAATATAGAAGAGGAGGTTATATAGTTGAAGAGTATGCGATAGGGGGAGAAGGCGGAGGAGATCCTGAAGAACCTAAACCTGTATTTAAAAAAGATGAAAAATTTTATGATGAAGCCCGTGAATTAGAGGAAGGTCTTAAATTATATAAGTCATATAAAGAAGAATTATTAAAACTTAAAAGGTTAAAAGAAAAAGAAGAACAAGATGTAATAAATAAAAGACAGAATATTTTAAACATAGCACAATCTCTCACCGAAAACCCTAGACCTACTCGTACAAATTTAGATTATATAGCTCCTTCAGATTATTATTGTAATACTCGTAGTTGTGAAATTTTTCAAGATGCAGGGTTGACTATTCCCGAAGGTACAGAACCATTTACAGTAAATAAAAAAGTTTATAAGCCTGGTGATAAAGTACCGATTATTCCTGGTAATATGCAAATGAAAGGAGTTTTAAAAAATTTAGGTTTTTTACCAGTTGATGAATCTAATTTAAAACCTGGTGATTTAGCACAAGAAGAAATTTATAAAAGTCAGGATTATCAAGGTAATACGTTTTCACCACGTTTTGTTCCTTCACATAGCATGATTAAAGCTAATAAAGATTATTATAATGCTCCAGGAGGAGATAGAACTGATTATAAAATAACTCCTATTAGTTTTCATGGTGAAAAGGGTAAAGACTGGAGAATTCAAGGTTATAGATACGAAGGTGCATTACCTTATTATAATAATTTATTAAAGGACGTTCAATCTAAACTTGAGCAATACTCTCAATATGCAGATATACCAGTTGAGCAACTACCTATTAAAAGAGATGCTTATTTACTTAATATCTTATCAAAAGTTCCTGAATCTATTTTACCTTCTTCTACAGTAGATTGGCAAAATAAAAGAAAAGAAGAAATTAAAAATTCAGAATTGTCTAATAGACAAAAAAGAAAATTATACAAAAATTTTAAACAACAAGGAGGAATAGTATTAGAACTTGATGAAAACCAAATACAAAAGTATTTAGATGATGGATATATAGTTGAAGAACTATAAACTAAATAAGTTTAACTAATAACTTAAAATTTAGTATATTGTATTATAATATAAACTATTATGAAGAAAAGAGTTAGAATATATAAAGCTGGTGGACAAAAAGGTCAATATATTAATCCTACGGCTAAATGGATGATGCAGATGGGTGGTCAATCCCAAGTTCAATCAGAAATTTCTGATGAGCAAATATCTGCTTATGTACAAAATGCACTAATGCAAGATGCTGATCCTAATGATATATATAAAAGTTTACTACAAAGCGGTGTAGATAAAAATAAAGCTAATCAAATTATTTCTTCTATAGTAGAGTATATTAACGAAGCTAGAAAAGTTGAAATGGCTGACAAAACAGGTCAACCAGAACTTGCTCAAAAAGAAGCAGAAGAAATGGCTGCTTTAGAAAGAGCAGCTGCTGAAGAAGATGCACAAAGAGCAAGACAAATGCAGATGATGCAAACTGCTATGGAAGATACTCAAGCTGATGAAGACATGTTTACTAATGATCTTATAGATGATTATATTGAAGGTAATGATGAACAAATGATGTATGGTGGACAACCTTTACCTAGTAAATCTAAGTTTGTTAAGCAAGCAATAAAAGAGTATAAAAAAGGAGGAGCAATAGGTCAAGGTCAAAAACCTGATGAAGCAAGTTTAAATGCTGCTACTAATTTTATACAATCAGTAAATAAAGAAAGTAACGAAGCTAAAATAAAACAAGAAGCTGAACAGTATTATGATAATGTAATGCTTCCTCAAGCAAGAAGAGGTAAAGAAATGAGAACTCAAAGAATGCTTAATAGAGGTCTTAATCAAATACTAGGTGGAGCTTCTAATATGGGTATGACTAACCCATATATGTATAGTGAAGCTAATCCTTATGGTGCTCAGTTAAAAACAGCTAATATTGATGTTAGAAAAACAGGATTATTTGGAAGACCCAAGCAATACTCCGTTCAGTTTGATTGGGACTATATTAATCAACCACAACTTGTTGAAGATGCTATTAACTTAGAAGTAAATAATACAAAAGATGAAGTTAAAGATACTCAAAAACAACAAGTAGCTAAAAAGAATGAAACAACTAGTGAGAATTCAAGATTAAAAGAACTTGCAAAAAAGAGAGCTAGTGGTGAAGTTAAATCATCAGGAAGCACTAAAAGTAGTGGAACTACTAAAAGTAGTGGAACTAAAAAAGCTACAGTTAAAACAGAATCTAAAGCTGAATCTAAAGCTGAATCTCAAGGAAAAATAAGAGTAAATTCTAAAGGTGAAGTTGAAAGATTTGATGAAGACACAAAGACATGGGTAGTAAGTCCAGATTTTATGTATCAAGATGGTATGTACACGCTAAAATCAGAACCTAGTGTTAGTAAAGGATTAATAAGTAATTTACAAGGTTCAACTTCAGGATATGGTAATTCTTTAAAGAAACTTTATAATAGCTTCATGTCTCCAGAGTTTGCTCAAAACTATCTTGAAGCTAATCCTCAGTTAGCGTATGATCCTTATGCTGCGGTTACTTTAGAAGAAGCAGGTATTCAACCATTCATGGGTTATCCGGGAGCAGGTATTGGTTCAACAATTGCTGATTTATATGGTTGGATTACGGGTGACGAAGAAGTAGATAGACAAACTTGGGATCAAGCAGTTGCTTCTCTTATTCTTGGTAGACCGTCTTCTTCTCCTAAAGCTTTGGGTCAAGGATTTACTAGCGGTAAAGCAGTTTATACACCACCTGCGGGAGCAGCACGTTTACCTGCAGGTACTCCTGGTTTTCCTAATGTACCAGGTACAGCTGTACCAAGAATAGGTACAAGTGGTTTACCTAAAGGTTTACCAGCAGGACCTAGAGGTTATTTAAATCCTGGACAAAAAATGATTAGTGCTCCTGATGGTACACAATTAGTTTTACCCTTTAAACAAGGAGGTATGCATAATCAATTTGGAGGAGCTGTTAATCCTTTTACTTTAGATTCTGCAGGACTAGCTAAATTTATTTACGGAGGTTCTGATCAAATAATGGAAAGAGGAGGTTCTTTAAATAAATATCAAAGTGATGGAGAAAGTCAAGAAGAATTTTGGAGTACTCATAGTAGAAACCCAGGACTAGCTAAATTTATTTACGGAGGTTCTGATCAAATAATGGAAAGAGGAGGTTCTTTAAATAAATATCAAAGTGATGGAGAAAGTCAAGAAGAATTTTGGAGTACTCATAGTAGAAACCCAAATACAGGTGAAATAACTAACGATAAAACAGGTGCTGTTGTTACTTTACCTAGCTTTTCTGATACAGCAACTGGAACAACAGGTGAGGCAACTGGAACAACTGATTATGAAAAAAGAATAAAAGAATTAGAAAATCAGTTAGCAGGATTACAAACTAATGCTGGTGTTCCTAGAGATATGTATGGTAGACAACTTCCTCCACCTTTATTTAATAGAAGAGCTAGAGATTTAGCAGGTGCAGGTTCCCTTTTTGGTATGATGGGTATGTTAAATCCCCTTGAATATGCAGGTTCTTGGAATCAATATTCTGATATGTATGATCCTAATACTGGTGAAAGAATACCTGACGAAGTTCGTAAAAGAATAGGTTTACCAAATCTTACTGAAATAGATGTTAGAAAAAGCAGACTTATTGGAGGAAGACCTAAAGCTTATAGCTTAAAGTTTGGTATGCCTGGTTCAGCAAGTACATCTAAAGAAGACCTAAGAGAAAATATTACTATGGATAATAATAATTCATTTAGCAACATAGATTCTAAAGGTAGACTATTAAGAGAAAAAGAAGATACTCGTTATAATAGAATGTCTGATAAAAAATGGGAAAAGTTTAAAGAAAAAGAAGCTAGAAAAAATATACCAGAAGATTATGTTTCACCTCCTGATTCAAAATCTAATTCCAGACAAGAAATTTTAGATTTAGTAGATCCATCTACTTTTCCACAGGAAACTCCTCCTATAGCGCCTATGCCTATTTTCGGTAATTTACCAAAAAGAAGAAACTATTATCAAAAACCTTTTGATAACTTAGGTAGAGAGCCTTTAGGTAGAGATGCTTTAAAATTAAATGAAACTATGAAAAATGTTTTACAATTTACAAATCCTCCTGTTAAAACATATTATCCTGGGGGTCCAGTTAATTTATACACTTCTGATCCTTATGAAGAAGAAGATGAGGCTATATTAAATGCAGGTAGACGTAATGATTATGGTCAAATGACTATTCCTGATTACTCTCAACAACCTATTATGAATACAGAAGCAGGAATGATAAATTACATGGATCCTGCTCAGTCTATAGAAAGACAACAAGATTTATTTGGAACAGGTCAAGGTACTGCTAAAACAATGCCTGAACCAATAAATGCTCAAATAGATGTAAAAGAAAAAGATACATATATTTTTGATCCTACTAAAGCTCTAGATTTATTTAATGTTGGAGCTTATAAGTTTCTTAATAATATGGAAAAACCAGATTTTACAAAATTTACAGGAACTAATATTTATGATTCTAACATGGATGTTTCAGACAAAGGTACATACGATATAGATTCTGGATTGTTTAGACCGGGCAGAATGGGCTTTGAAGGTGTAGTACAAAAAGGTGGTGCTATTAATGATGAAATATATATGACTGAAGAAGAAATAGAAGAATTCTTAAGAAACGGTGGTCAACTAGAATATTTGTAATATGAAGTATAAAGTAAAAATCAAAAAGCTTCCTGAAGCTAGAGCAGGGCAACAAGTTAATTATGGTTTGTATAACACTCCTGCAATGATGGGAGATATGGAAAGAAAACCATCTAATAAAATTAGCGTAGCTAAAACTATAGGTGCTGTACCAAGAGAAGAAGCCAACTTAGAAGCTGAAGGAGGTGAAACAGTTATGACTGATTTAACTGGTATAGGTATTCCACAACAATACACTATTAAAGGACCAAGACATGCTCAAGGTGGTGTACCAATGAATCTTCCAGATTTAAGTTTTGTTTTTAGTGACTTTAATCAAATGAAAATTAAAGATCCTAATATACTTTCTTATTTTAATAAAGGTGGTGGTAAAAAAACTAAAGGTTTAACACCTGCAGAAATAGCTAAACAATATGATATAAATAAATATATTAAAATACTTAAAGATCCTAATAGTGATAGAATATCTAAAGATACCGCTAAAAGAATGATTGAGAACTATAATCTTAAACTAGGTGCTTTAGGTTTAGCTCAAGAAGCTAAAAAAGGATTTGAAGATGGAGCACCCAGTATTTCAAAACCTTATATGGAACATATGGGTATAACAGAAGAAGACTTAGGAATAAATAATGAACCACAAATGAGTCCTGAACAAATGATGTATGGAGGAAATGCTCCTAAAAAATTAAAGAGACAAGAAGGTGGTGTACCTCCAGGAATGGCTGCACCAACACAACAACCTCAAGAACAAGCTCCACAGCAAGATCCAATGGCTCAAATAATGCCTATGATTGAACAGATGGTTAATCAAGGTGCAGAACCTAATGATATTGCTTTAGAATTAACATCTCAAGGTGTTCCACCAGATATGATTCTTCAAGCTTTTGTTTCTTTAGGAATGCCTCAAGGAGAAGCAGAAGTTGCAGTAGAAGCTGCTATGACCAACATGCAAGAACAGCAAGCTATGATGCAACAACAAGCTATGATGCAGCAGGAACAGATGCCTCAAGAAGCTATGCCTATGGCTATGTATGGTATGGAAATGGGTGGTTATAGTATGCCTTTTTACGCAGCTGGAGGATCTTTTAATAATCCAGGATTTAATGCACTTCCTGAATATGTACAAGCTAAAATAAAAGGTGATTTACCCAAAGCTCAAAGCGGTGTAGAATATGATGTATATGACAAACCTACAAGAGAAGAATTAGAAGGTAAAGGTTATACTTTTGTAAATCCTGCAGATCCATATAAATATACTCAAGGTGAAACAGTTGGTGCTCAAAGAAGAAGTAAAGGTTGGAAAATAGATCCTGAGTCAGGTTTTTATTATAATCCAGATGAGGGACAACCTCAACCAGGTAAAAAAGGTTTAGAAGACTTTATAAATAGACATAAAGAAATCATTGAGGAATATCCTGGAGGAGTGGAAGGTTGGAAAAAAGACCAACTTGCAGCTAAAGGTAAGCAAAATAAAGCAATGTCATTTGTAGTAGATACTTTAAATGATTTTCATACAGAACTTACAGGTAGACCTTTAGTTGATACTTCAATTCGCGGTGCTTATATACCTGGAACAGAGCTTTATAACCTACCCGGTATAAAGAAAATAGAAGAAGTTGCTACACAAAAACCTGATGATAAAAAAGATAAAAAAGATAAAAAAGGAGAAAGACCTGATCTAACATCTATTGGTGCAGGAGTAAAAGAAAATATACCCATAGATTATTGGAATGCTGATGTAAGAAATATCGGACTAGCTCTTAGAAATCTTTATGATATAGATACAACATATCCTTGGTCTGCACCAGCAGAATATGTTTCTCCAGATTTAGTTTACTTAGATCCTACAAGAGCAGCAGCAGGAATAAGTGAACAACAAAATATTGCTAATCAAGCTTTAGCTTCTTTTACAGGTCCTCAAGCAACTTCAGTAAGAACATCAGGAAATGTAGGTGCCGCAGCTGGATCTATTGCAGATTTAATTTCTAATTACAATACACAAAATGTAGGTATTGCTAATCAGGAAGCTCTTACAGATGCAGATGTTGAAACAAAACAAAGAGAAGCTAATAGACAACAAGCAATTCAAGACTATGCTGGTATTACTATAGCAGATCAGCAAACACAAAATGCAGAAAGACAAGCTAGAGCACAATTAGCTTTAGCACAAGCAAATGCTCAAAAGAATGCTTTAGACACTGCGTTTATAAATATGCAAACACCTAACTATAATATTATACCTGATCAAGGTATTGAATATATACCATCAAAAACAATAACTCCAACACAAGGAGCAGACTTTAATTATTGGTTAGATGAATATATGAAGAGAAATTTTGAACCTAGAGAAGCAATTGCTGCAGCTAAAATAGCTATGGGACAAGGTTATACAGGTGACCCATTAATAGGATATAGTCAGAAAGGTGGTCTTGTAATGGGATCTAATGTTTTCCCTTTCATGTTCTATTAAACTTTAAAAGTTTATTAAACTTAAAAAATTTGAATATATTTATACTATAGAAATAAATTACTATGGCAACTTATTTACAAGGAGTTACGGATTATATACCTGAGATTCAACCTTTTCAACCAAATCTTAATCTTTATAGTCAAGTTTTACAGACTAAACAAAATAGATATGATCAAAACTATAAAGCTATAAATGATATTTATGGTAAGTTTTTTTATAGTAATTTGACTAGAGAAAATAATATTGAAAGAAAAGATGAAGTTTTAAAAAATATAGAATTTAATCTTACTAAAGTAGCTGGTTTAGATTTGTCTTTAGAACAAAACGTTACACAAGCTAAGCAACTTTTTAAACCTTTCTATGAAGATAATTATCTTATGAAAGATATGGCTTGGACAAAAAACTATATGAATCAAAGAGGTCAAGCTGAAGGATTAAAAAGTTCTAAAGATGAAAAGCAAAGAGCAATGTACTGGGACACTGGTGTAAGAGATCTAGACTATTCACGAGAAGAATTTAAAGAATCTAGTGATGATGAATCATTAGGGTTCAGCAATGTCAGTTACACTCCATATGTAAATGTAAATAAAAGAGCATTAGAAATAGCTAAGCAAGCAAACTTACAAATTGAAACTGTCAAGTTTAGTCCTGATGGTAGATGGGTAATTAAAAATAAAAATGGTGAAGTATTAAAAAAACCATTAAGTCAATTGTTTGAAGCACAACTTGCTAATGATCCTGCTATTCAAGCAGTATATAAAGTACAGTCTAGAGTAAATAGAAAAGATTATGCAAGAACAAATGCTGCTCAATTTAACGGAGATGTTCAGGCAGCTGAAATGGATTACTTGCAAAAGAATTATGAGAACTTAGCAAGACAAACTAAGTTTAGATATCAAAAACTATCTGATGAAAATGTAGTTGCTAAAAATCAAATTGCTGAAATAGAAAGAAAAATTGCAAATGGTACAGCATTACCCGGAGCACAAAAAGATTTAAGACAACTTAAACAAAATCAAGAAATCACTGAATCTGTTCTTTCAAGAGTAAGTAATCTTAATGAGCAACTAGATGGTTCTGGTTCAGAAACAGCAACTACAAGTAATGGTTTCAGAAACCCTTATGGTGATATTGAATCTCTAAGAGCAAAAGTAGATGCAGGTATGGCTTCTTCTTTAATGTATAAAGACCTTAATGAAGCAGCAGAGACTTTTGCATACATGAACGCTAAAACAGATATAGAAGCTAATCCATATAAAGTAATGGAAATAAAGCATGCTAATACAATGAGTGCTATAGCTGCTAGAGGTAGAATACAAGAAACTCTTTTAAATAAAAAAATAGAAGCTGATAATACAAAAGCACAAAAAGAATTACAAAATGAGTATAACAAAAAATTAATTCAAGACGGTGTAGGGTATTTAGATCCAGAAGGTAATTTTAAAATTTATGATCAATATGCAAAAAGCTATCCAAAGTTTGAGTCTAAAGGAACAGCTACTGGAGAACTTAATCAACTAGAGGTTTCAAAAACTGTAATGGATGATAACTATAATGCTATTAATCAAAATGCTATAAACCCTATGGTTTATACTATAAAGCAATTAAAAGCAGATAAGGTTATTGCAGATGATGATATAAAAGATATTTTTGGTAAGTCTTATGAAGATTTTACTAAAGAGTACAGTGAGGCCACTCCTGAGTTTAAAGCTAAAATGGAAACTGAATTTGTAAATATCTCTAAAAGATGGGATAACTGGGTTAAAGAAAACAAGCAAGTTCTACCTAAAACTTTTTCTATAAAAGATCATAATGATAGAATGACACAAATTGATAGTTATGGTATTATAGTAGATAAACATAATGCTTGGATGAAAGAAACAGAAGAAAAAGTAAAGCAAAAATTTTATGAGAATAAAGATGTTATAAAATCTGTTGAAGCTCTTAATATACCAAACCTTGATAAAGAAACATTAGTTAATGCAGCTTTAGATTCTGTATCTGAAGAAGAGTTTAAAAATAAAACAAATTTTGATCAAAGATTACCAGATTTAGGTCAACTTTGGAGACAATACTATTTTAATAAATATGGTGAAAACTATAGAGCTGGTTCAGGTAATCAACCTGATTTTGAAAGAACATTGTTTATTAATGAAACTATGAAAAATCTTGGTTTTTCTAGTACCTCAATGTTTGGGTCTACAACTAATGAGTTGACTGAAGCTGCATATAACAGAAAAAGAAATGAAGTTATAGAGCTGTATAAAAATATTAGCGATGCTTCAGATAAGGTATGGTCAAAAGAAGCTGGTAATTATCCATTACTGCCATCTTTTGGTAAGTTAGATAAAGGTTCAGGCACATTTACACCAGAATCATCTGCAGTAATGGTAAGTACTAAAAATCCAACTTTAGCTGGTGGTCAAAGCTGGTATAGTTTTATGCGAGAGTTTAAAACTATGAACATTGATGGTGTAAATACTGAAGTAAGTTTTGAAGGAGGAACAGTTGCAGGTACTGATTATTTTGCTGATATGGACACTGAAGAAAAAATGGATAAAATAGCTGCTGTTGAATCTCTTATGGATTATGTTTATAGTAAGGGTACGGGAGAAGATATGAAATTTGAAATGTCCTATAACAGCATTGCCAAAAATAAATTTGGTAAAGAAGTAATGACTATAGGTATAGATAAAGATGTATTAGATAAATGGGGTAGCGTTGATCCTGATAAATATGGAATATTTACTGAAACAGAATATAATGATATTTTAAGAAACGGAATTAGTATTATTGCAGATGATGGGACTTTTAAAAATTCATTAGCCGCTTCTTCAAAAGTTTCTATTTTAGAACAAGCAGTTGATCTTGCTGGGGAGCAAGGAGTAACACTTACTGATAGAGTAAATCCTGATAATAAAATTACTTTTACAAAAGATCCTAACTTAGGAGACTATGACTATACTTTTACTTATAATTTAGGTGGTGAGTCACATACTACACATAAGTATGATAATTTACCTTTAGGTAATACTTTAGATCAACAAGCAGAAAACGTCTTTTCTACATTTAACACTGTTAATATACTGGAATCAAAAATAGAAAGTGGTGAGATTAACACAAAAGAAGAGTTTATTGAGGAAGTATATAAAGATCCTATTTTGAGAAAATCATTTTTAAACCAATAACTTATGGCTGAAGAAAATAATAATACTTTAAGTTTTTTAGATCCTACAGAACCATTAGGCCCTATTACAGGAAGTACTAATTTACCAAGTACTGACCCTATTAATATGCAACCTTTTGAGGGGGATAAGTTTATTGAACCTGAAATTAATTTTCCTTCACCCGTATTTAACAGACAGCCTGCCGTTGATCCTACTATATCTACAAAAGAAAATGTAGTAGGAAAACCAGGACAACCAGCAAAAGCTGATAATCCTAATGCTAAGATTAACGTTAAAGAAATACTTGAAGCACTTTCAACTCAAACAGTAGCTAGAGGTAATGCTATATCAGCAAATGCAAATGCTTACTCTAAACCTTACTCATATGATGCAAGTCCTCACGGTAATGCTTTTTATGATAGGTATCATGCATACGGTCAAGAAACTTTTGATAAAATTGGTTTCTCACCTTTATTAGATAATGAATCAATATATAATGCTAACACTTCTGGTTGGGATGATTTCTCAAGAATGATGACTCATTCTTTTTGGCCATTGTTTTCAACAGGTTTTGTTGCAGGTCCTAAAAGTTTATATAAAGCTTTACAAGGAGACTTTGGTTCAGATACAGATGATGCAGAAATATATGAAAGAGCCGCAGCTATTGGTCAATCAAGTAAAGAAGGTTTTGGTTCTTTCATGTCTAATGCTTTTATGAACTTTGGTTATACCGCAGGAATTGTTGTAGAGTCTATATTAGAGATGGGTGCTGCAGCTTTACTTACGGCACCTACCGGAGGTAGTTCTTTAGTAGCTGAAGGAGCTTTGTTAGGTAATAAAGTTAAAATGCTTGGTCAAGGTTTATCTGGATTATCTAAACTTAAAAATGCAACTACAGCAAATCAGTTTAGAAAAAGCTTACAGTCACTTAAGAGTGCAGATAATGCAAGAAAATTTTATAATTTTACTAAAGCTGAAAAAACTTTTAATAGTCCTTTAGGTAAATTTATTAATCCTTTAAGTAATACTACAGAAACTTTTTTTGATATTGCTAAAAATTCTAAGAACTTGACAGGTCTTGCTAAAGGTAAACAAATGTTCGGTTCTTTTTATCAAGATATAGTTACTGTTAATGCAGCACTATCAGAATCAAGATTAGAAGGTGGTATGGTAGAAAACTCTGTATACAGAGAACTATATAATGATTTCTATAAAGAAAATGGTTTTGCTCCAGATAATGATAAACAAAAAGAATTCAGATTAAAAGCAAAAGATGCAGGTATTGCAGCTTTAACATTTAACATGCCTATAATTCTTGGTAGTAATAAATTAGTATTTGATAATGTTTTTGGAGGAAAAGGTGGCCTTAATCGTCTATTTGGTAATAAGATGAAAGAGGTACTTGATCTTAAAACAGGTAAGCTTATAAAAACATATACTAAAAAAACTGTAGGTAAGAAAACATTAAAAGTACCTACAGCAGAGTATGTTCAAAACAATCTTAAAAACACCATAAAGAATTTTGCTAAACAGCCATTAAAAAAATCTGCAGTTGGTGCAATAACTTATTTTAAAGCTAATGTATTAGAAGGTTTACAAGAAAATGCTCAAGAAGCAATTGCTATGGGTACCGAAAAGTATTATATAGAAAGTTTTAAAAACCCTGCTTTGGCTACTTCAGAATTTGCTAAAGCTATGGCAATGGAAGGTATAGAGTCACAGTTTACTAAACAAGGTTTTGAAACTTTTGCATCTGGTTTTGTTATGGGTGCTTTTGCGGGTCCCTTAAATAGAGCTCCTGTTTTAGGTTCTATGGCTTATAAAAGATTTTCTGATCCAGCGGCATATCAAAAGTATAAAGATGCTAAAGCAAACTATGGTAATAGACTTGCTGATAGAATGAATGCTGTAGACATAAAAGACTTTTGGGAGTCTAGAATATTTAACTATGGTTCTCAAGCAACTATCAGTAATGAGATTAAAAAGCAAACTAGTGAAGAAACAGAATCAATACTTAAAGAAAATGCTTTTGTTGATGGAGTTACTACAGCTTTAGAACATGATACTATGGATATCTATTATGAGCAAATGAATGCTTATAAAGATTTGACACAAGAAGAGTTTGAAGAAGCTATGAATTTAGAACCCGGTGAGGGAGCTAACTATTTACAAAAAATTGAAACAGCAATTGATAATGCTAAAAGTATAGAGAGTAAATGGAAAGAAGCTAAGGAAAGATTCCCAGATCCTATTGATTTTACTAAAACTTCTTCTTATGATAAAGATTCTTCAGAGTATGAGAAGTCAATACTTTTAGAAAATGCTTGGAAAATAGCAAGAAGAAACTATGTATTCTTTAATCAAGCTTTTGAGAATACAAGAAAAGAGATGATTAACATTATTGATAGTGTAACATCTATTCCTGAAATAAAAGATTTAAATGCTCAGGATGTAAGAGTTTTATTTGAAGATAATCTTCTACTTAATCAAATTAATATATTAGAAACTGAGGTAGAATCATTAGAAGGATTAGATAAAATACCTGACAAAAAAGATTATGAGTTTAAGAAAAAGCAAATTACAGCTTTAAGAGATTTGCAATCAGCCATAGCTTCATTTAAAAATGTTAAGAAAAATAAAAGTGAAGTTAAAGCTCAGATAAAAATTCAACTTGGTTTAACAGAAACAGAATATACAGAAGAAGAACTTGAAGAAGCAGCAGAAGAAATTTATAAAATGAATAAAAGTTTTATAAGTCCTGCGTCTATTGAGCTTGAAAAAGCTTTTAAGTCTTATATACAAATGTTAGCTGATAAATCAGGTACATATACATTTGATGAAAACTTAGATAAAGCTTTTAAAAACTTTTCTAAATATTTTGAATTAAGTAAAGAGTCCAGAGACCTGGCAGAGGGTATAAATATATTACATGACCCTAATGAGTACATGGAACATGTTGAAAGAAACATGGAATGGATGAAGGCTCTCTATGAAAATAGAAGATCTTACTATACAGAGATGGTCCGTAAAGGATTTGAAGATGTAGAAGATAATGAAATATTAAACTGGTTAGCTTCTCAAAATATATATGTAAGTATAGACCAATTTGAAAATTGGAAAAACAATGGTGAGATACCTGTAGAGTTTTATGATGATACTAAAAAAGCTGTAATACGTGAAGGTCATCATCAGTATAATGATTATGCTGTAATATTCTATAGAGCTCAACTTGTAAGAAGTAAAAAGGAAGATGTTGTTGATAAAGTATATCAAGATAAAATTGATGCACTTATTAAACAAAGAGATGCAGAAATTAATGCTTTAGATAAAGTAGAAAAAAGAATAGATAAAGATCAGATAGAACCTAAACGTTTAGCTAAAACTTTTAATATTAACCGTGTTGATCAAAAATCTTTTCCTGAACAATATATTGAGCTTACAATAGAGAGAAAAGATGGTGATGAAGTTATTACTTTATATAAGGATAAGGAAGGTAACTTAAGGTATGATGATGAGAACGGGGAACTCTTTGATATGAAGAGTAAAGAAAAGTTTAAATCTGGTCAAACTTATGTTAAAGATTTTGTACCCGATCCTGTAAAAGCAGAAGAGATAACTAAAGAATATGCGGAAAGAATTTCTAAACTAAAAGCTGAAGCAAAAGCTGAAGAAAAGAAAGCAGGAATAGTAAAAACAATTACTAAAGATACTCCTATTTCAGACATGCCTACAGAGCTTGCAGTAGCTATACAAGATGCTTACTTAAATGAACAAATAAGATTAGGGTTACCTGCAGATCAAGAACCTACTGATGAGCAATTAACTTCATTTATTAAAACTAATCGTGTAGCTGCTGATCTTATAAATGATTATAATGCACAACAAGAGTTAAAGAATGCAGTAAGCGATCCTACATATGATCCAGAACTTATTGTAAAAGGAGAAACAAAAAAAGCTAGTGACTTTACAGAAGCAGAGCTTATAAAAATGAAAAGAACTCTTGCTGGTAAATTAAAAGTTGCAGAAGAAAAGAAAGATAAAACTAATGAAGATATAGTAGAAATAAATAGAATGCAATCTACTATAAATTCTATAGATGCTTACTTAAAAAATCTTGATCTTTCTCAAATGACTCCTGAGCAAAAGAAGACAGTAAGTATACTTGAGGCTTTATTAGCTAAACAAAAAGAAGAAATAAAGACTCCTAAAGAAACAGGTTTAGGATCTTATATGATAGACGATGTTCTATTACAAAGAGTTACCAATGCAACTAAAGACATAAAATATGAAAAGTATGATTATAAATTTATGGCAGATGCTATAAGTATATATAATGATACTGTAAAAAATAATAAAGCTACAGGAGAAGAAATAGCAAACATGGTTTCTCAATTTAAAAAGAAGAGACCTCAAGGTTTTTCTGAAGCTTCTTTTGTTGGTTTAGAAACATATTTAAATAAAAGAAAAGATAATCTTACAGTTGAAATACTAGAAGTAGCCATTAACGAGTTTCAAAATAAAGAAACTACAGATGCTGGTGATTATATTGATTTTGCTGTAAGAACTATTTTTGCAGGTGGTGAGGTTAAATTTGATCCTAAAAAAATAACTGAAGAAGCTTATGAAGAGTTATTTGGTGAAGAAGGTTCTATTACTAATATTGTTAAACAAGTAAAAGATAATGGTTTAGTAATAATTTCTGATGAACTTATACTTTATGATAAAGAAGCTAAAGTTGCTGGAACAGCTGACTTAGTTGCTGTAGATAGAACAGGTAAAGTTTTTATTATTGATATTAAAACCGGTAAGAAAGACAAATGGAGTAAGTTTAGTACTCATCCTAGCAGAGAAGCTTATACTTTACAACAAGCGGCATATAGAAACTTGTTATATAACATGACAGGTATGGTCTCTAGTATATCTGTTTTTCCTATTGAAGTTAACGATGTAGTTAAAGATGGTAAGATTACTAAAGGTACTTTGCCTAAATATAGTGGTTTACTTATTCCAGGTACTAATAGAATTAAACTTAATGTAACTGATTCTTTTCATAAAGATGGACCATTAAAAGGACAAACAGTACAAGAACTTGTTGAGACAATAATTCCTTTAAAAGAAAAACCTGGTCAACCAACACCGCAGGCTCAACCTACAATGCAAGTTGGAAAACAACTTTCAGATGCCATGATGAATAAACTTAATAGAATAGGTTTAGAAGAACCTGTTATTAAGTTAATGACTGATGAAGAAATAGATTTTGTAAGAACTACATTAGATGAAACAGAGCTTTCTAATTTTGCTAATAGCATGATAGAAAAGTATGGTGAAGTTGTAGCTGATGAAAAAGTATCTGAACCAGGTGAACAATCAAGTTTAAGCTTTGATTCAGAAGTAGTTAAGGAAATAGAAAGTTCTAAAAATGAAATTGATGAGATAATAAATAGCAGAATAGAAAAGTATGGTATACCTACTTATGATTTATTTGAAGGAATGAGCGATTCTAACTTCAGAGTAATCAACAGAGCCATGGAAGGTTTACCTGTAGATATTTTTGCTTTAAGAGAAGCTATTGATTATCTTTACAATGTTTATAATGAAGCATCTAGAATTAAGAAAGATAGTGCTTTAAGAATGAAAAACAACTTGACTATAGCTTATATAGAAGCAGTACAAGAACAATTAGAAAAAGACCTTAATTATTTAATAGATTATGAAACAGCCTATAAAGCAGGAGAAACTCTTCCAACATTTAAATATTCAGCAGAGAGCGCAGCTTCTGAAGTTGAAACCCCAACAGAGGAAGGAAGCCCTAAACGAGATGCAGAAACTTCTAGCAGAAAAGAAAAACAAGTAAAAGAAAAAGTTACTAAAGCTCCTGCAAAAGCTCCTACTACTCCTGTCACTGAAGAAGAACAATTTGAAGAAGAAGTAAAAGGTACTCTTAGCTTTAAGCCTACTTTAAAACCAACTGCTGAAGAAACTACAAAAAGATTTAATGACTATATATCTAAGATACAAGCCGTTACTAAATTAGGTGATTTAGAAACTTTGTCTCAAGAAATAAAAGAAAATATAGATGAGTTTAGTCCTGAACAAGTTAATGAATTAAGAGAAGCTTACAAACTACAAAAATCAAAAGTAGAAGAAGTAGTAAAAGCTGATGATACAAACGTTAATAAAGGTAATGAATTTATAGTTCAAAAAATTATTACAAAAGGAAATGAATTGTTTGCAGGTGTTGGTGAAACTGTTAAAGTTATTGAAACAAATAAAAACAATGTAAAATTACAAAATAGTGAAGGAGAAACCTTATCTTTGACTATTCAAGAACTTAATTCTTTTGCAACATTTAAAACTAACATGGGTAAAAAAGCAGAACAAAAAGTACAGAAATTGGATGCTCAGGATAAACAAAGCATTGATCAGACAAAAGATGAAGTTGATAACTTCTTAGATACTACTGATTTTAAAGCTACAGATGTAGATCTTACTGAGCTAACAGAAGATAATACCAGAAATAATATTTTAGAAGATTTAGATTGTTAATGTTATGGGAAAAATTACTTGTGCCTTATCACCTACACAAATAGAAAACTTATATAAGGACGTATACAAGAATATGTCAAGTTTAAAAAAGGGTCAAACATTTGACCCTAATGCTTATATGAGTAAGTTGTTTAGTGATATCAAGAATATAAAAGATAAAGAAACAGCTGCTAAATTTGTTCAACCTATTCCTAGATTGGTAACAAATATTGCAATGAGATATCCTGACATTGAAGTTAGTGTAGATGGTGTAAGAAAATTAATTAAACAATTTGAAGATACTGATTCTGGTATAAATACTATTATAAACAGCCTGGATGATATTGATACATCTAGATCCTTACTTGCGCTTAAAAACTTAAATGATTATATAGTTCAAAACTATAGTTCTAATGAGGGTAAGGATGTAGGTCCAGTGGAACTTGATTATTTACCAAGATCTGTTTTTGCAACTACTTTTCAAGAACTAGAAGGAGATTTAGAAAAAAGAGAAAAAAGAACAGATTTTGAAATACTTTCTGATGAAAAAAAGTATATATACAACACTTTAAAAAAACTAAGAAAAGATAATAAGTTTAACAGTTTAAGTCCTTTTATTACTTATGATGGCAAAGACTTACAGTTAAAAACTTTTACTTTAAAAGAATTATATGAAGATACTGCATTAGCTCCTAATCTTCCTCAAAAGTTTAGAGACCAGATTGGTTCTTCTATAAAGTTTAAAGACTCTAAAAATTTAGGACAAAGAGTAGCTTTGGTAATTGTTGACTCTAATGACAATTTTGTATTCTTTGACCCTGAAGGTAAAGTTTCAAATCAAAAAGATGGTAAACTAGTCTTTCAATTACTAAGAAGAGTAGATAAAGAAAAAGATAAGTATACAGCTTATAACTTTGATGCTACAGATATATCTGTATTACCTGCTGTCTTATTAGCAGAAAGAGATATTACAGTAGGTATAGAAGAAATAGAAAAACAACAACAAAAAGAATTTAAACAAGTTTATGATTTAACCCAAAAGGTTAGAAAAGGTGATAAGTTTAATATTCACATGACAGGTATTAGTGAAGGTGTGCCTATATCTCCTAATCGTAGTAGAATTCGTTTAACTAGTGTTGAAGAAATTTCAATGTCTCAAGAAGATATTTTACAAACTGCAGAGCCTATTGACAAACCCAGAAATGGTTTTCAAACAGGAAGTACTGTTGTTACTATAAATGATAGAGAGATTTTATTGGAAAAACCAGATTCTACTAGAGAGATAAATGCTATGGTTGTAGATGTTCTATTTGATCCAAATTTAACAGTAGAAGAAAAAAGCATATTTTATAGACAATTTTTTCCACAACCAGCTAGAATAGAAGATAGTACAACACAAAGGCATATTGCACAATTTAGTTCTAAAGATGGTAAAATATATTTTAACTATAATACTTTAACTTCACAAGAAAGAAGAGATTCTAAAAAGCCAGGTGAAGTAAAATCAGTAATTATTGATAATAAAAATATTGATGTTACAGGAAAAGAAACTGTTTTAAATGTGCTAGATAATGCAAAGGGTTCTAACGGAAATTACTTTCCTTTAAAAATGCATTACAAAAAAGATCTTATTGGGGGAGATACTTTTTATTTATATCAAGATGGTAAACTTGTAGAAGCTAATTATCTAGATTTTATTACAGGCTTACCTTTAGAGTTAAATACAACAAAAGGTCAATTCTATTTTAATAGTTATATAGAATTTTCTCCTAATCTAGAATTACAATCAGATTTATCTAGCTTAGAAACAAGAGAAGCAGATAAATTTATGGAGGTTTTAGAAAAAGAAAAGAATACTCCTAAACCTATTGAAGAAGTTCTTGCTAATAAGATAATTGAAGATGTTGACAATCCAAGCATTAGACAAGATTTATTAAATAAACTGGAGAGAGAATCTGCTGATGATTATTTATTAAGAGTAAAACTATTAGAATCAGAAATAATAAATAATGCTTCTCAATACAATATTGAGATTGCTGAAAAAACAATGGATTTACTAGCTCAAGCTAGTGGTAAAACAATTATTCCTGAAGATGTAGCTGAAATATTCTTTAAGAAAATAGTACCTTACTTAGATCCTCAAAAAAATAATACAGAAAATCAAGCTAAAGCTGAAGATCAAGATAATCTTAATGATGACTTTGAAATATTCAGAACTCAAAGTAAAGATTTAAAAGTATCTGAAGAAGAAATAAAAGCAGCTGAAGAGTGGTTTAAAAACTCACCACTATCTAAGTTCATAGAGTTTGACCCTTTACAAAGAATAGTAAACTCTGATGTATTTGCTAAGTTTATTGTCAGCGGTTCTAAAGTTTATAATGACGGTAAGTTAGCAGAAATTAAAATAGGTAAAGGTTCTTCTGTTGATGTTTATCATGAGGCGTGGCACGGGTTCTCACAATTATTCCTAACTAAACCTCAAAAAATAGATCTCTATAATGAAGTTAGAAATAGTAATCCTAAGTATAAAGATTTAAGTTTTTTTGAAATAGAAGAAATGCTTGCTGAAGACTTTAGAGATTATGCAAGAAATCAAAAAGCTAAAAAAGGTTCTCCAAAAAGAAATTCTATTTTTAGAAAAATGTGGAACTTCTTAAAAGCTTTATTTGGAAAAGGGGTTACAAAAAGTGATTCATTTAGTGCAACTCAAATACCTGCGGTAAATGAGATGTTTAATAAATTATACTTTGGAACATTTAATAATCTTACACCTTCCATAGATAACATCATGTTTAATGAATTAAACAGAGGTGTTAGAGGAGTAAGTAAAGTTAAAGATTATGTATTAAGCCCTACAGAAGCAGATGCTATGCTTAATGCAACTGATAGTATTATATCTGAATATCTTGATAGCCTTGTTGAAAAAACAAAAAATAAAGCATATGTAATTAGTGCATTAAGAAGTTCCAACAATAAGGCTAAACTTTATGAGCAAGTAAGAAAAACTTTAGATGCTAAAGCAAAAGAGTTTAGAAATAAGCTTGGTGATATATCTGATAAAAGTTTTAATCAAGCTACTACTGTTGATCAATTAGAAAAGATTTCAGCCGGGTTTATTGTTAAGAAAAATGAGGAAAAGCTCTACGCTTTTACTACTTCACAAATAAGTGATTTTACGAAGCTAACACCAGCTCTTAAAAAAGGATTAAGAGTTAAAGGTCAAGTTTATTTTGATATAAACATTGTTGCAGATTTTTATTACCACAATGATCTTGTAAATAAAGATGGTACTCCGGTACAAATTATGGTAGTAGCGGATCAAACTGATATAATTGATCAGTATGATAATTATCTACAGGCAGGAGCTCAAAATTTTAAAGATGTAGTAATAAAAGAAAAACCTCAGTTAAAACCTCTTACTGCAGAACAAAATAACTTACTTAATAAAATTAAAGTATTAGAAACTACATTAGCAAACTTTGGAGATCCAAGTAATGGTTTTGTAAACTATCACTTGCAAAACTCAGCTTATGAGTATTTAAGAGCTGATGATAAAGATAGTCTTGAAGGTACTGACTATGTAGATGAAAATGGAGAAGAGGTAGATATTACTGATCCTGAATCTGGAAGTGATTCTGCAGAAGTATGGGATAAAAAAGTAGGTAAGACATCTATATTAGATGATGCTAATCCACAAACTAAGTATATATTTAAAAGTTTATTTGCTGTTAATAGAGAAGGAAAGAATGAATTAGATGAATACGGGTTTAAGAAAAGAGCTGACTTTTATAACGTATGGAACTTAGTTACTAGACAAATTGCAGGTATTAAAGATCCTCAAGTAATGTATGATAAACTAGTTGAATCACAAGATCTTATACCTGAGTTAAAACAACTTATTAAATACAAGCTTCCAAACCCTGCAGATTATGCTAAAACAAGTTCTGAATTTGATACTGTAACTGCTCTATGGCAAGACTTTTCTAAGTCTGAGTTACCTTATCTACAAACTACTTACTTTGCAGAAACAGGTGAAGTAAAAATTATAGAAGCTTCTATGGAAGCTCCTGTTATTATTCAGAGATGGGTAAATACATTTAAAAATGATTTAGAAAATCCATTTGTTCAAAGAACATCTGATAATGTTAACTTACTTAATGTTAATGAGTTAGTAAATAAATATAAGAATGATAGCGGAAGCATTGACAAAGATGGAAATAAAATCTTTGGTTTCTTAAGAGGTTTAGGCTTATACTTAGATGATACTATAGCAATTAAAGAAGACTTAGAAACAAACTTTAAGGAATACGGTATAGCTTATATTTTTGATATTGCAAAAAAAGCTGCAATAATTGAAAGAGGAGAAAGAGTATATAATGTTAAGCAAAATGAATTTCTTGAAAACTTTAAGAAAAATCCTCTTACTACAATAAATTCTAAAATAGAAAAAGGAGTATTAGAAAAAGATAAAGAAGTTAATCAGTCTAATAATATAAAAAAGCTTGCAGAGTTACATGCTAATAAAGGTTTTGAAGCTTTAAGTTTTGGAGTGCCTAATGCAGCAGGTGATACTGTATTCCCACATATAGCAGATAATGAAATTACCAGAATAGGTTATGAATTAGATAATGCTAAAACTCTTTCTGACATGTATCTTAATGTTAGACATATGGAGTTTTTAAATCCTAGTAAAAATAGTTTTACAGAAAATTCTCAAATTATTAAGTCATTATTTGATTTTACTAGTGATTCTAGAAAGAGATTAACTAAGAGAAGCTTTCAGCTTTTTATGAATTCAGGTACTCAAATTGTTAATTCAGATGGTACTAAAGAAGGAGTTAATACTACAGACTTAGATCAGTATGGTTACTTTTTACAAAACATTCATTCTTTATTAGGAGCAGGTGTTGCTGAAAATCCAAGACATGCTAGTAAAAAATCTTCTTATGGCGCAAGAGTTAAAGGTGGATTAAAAAGATATGATATTAGTGTTGTCGGTGATGATCACTTATATGTACCTACTAATACCTTTAATGGAAGCAAAGGTGTTAAATATGCTTTTGATCATATTCTTTTGGGTTACATTGAAACAGAATTCCAAAGAATTAAAATGTTTAAAAGTGATCCTAAGTATAAAAACTATTTAGGGTTTAACAAAAAAGTTAAATTTGATGGTAAAGAGTATCTTGCAGGTGAGTTATTTACAGCATTTGATAATGTACTAACAGACACTACTAAAAAGAAATTATACGGTTTAATCGAGCAAGGAATAGATAACCTTACTGATTATGTTACTAATCAAGATACTAATCTTTATAATGACTTATTTAATGAAGTAACAGGATATTTTAAAGAAGAAACTACTAGAAATAGAGATTTCTTAAGAAACAATGAGTATATAGCTCCAGCTCTTTTAGAAAAAACAAAACTAGAAGGTAAAGATGCTATAAATGCTGTAATGAAAAGTTACACATATAATTCTTGGATTCATAACTTTGAAATGATTCATTTATTTTATGGAAGCTTAGCTCAGTTTAACCACGCAAAAGAAGAGTTTCACAAAAGAAATACTGGAGCATCTTCTGGAGGTCCTAAGTTTAGAACAGATATTGCAGCTAGAAAATTTATTAATGAAGTTTTTAATGTTAAGGCTGAAGAAGGAGCCCCTGTAAACACATATTCAGAATCTATTGGAGAAAAGATATTTAAATATTCAGGTGTCTTTAATACAGCTATATTAAGAGATGTAAAAATTGATTCTATTTATTTAAAAAACATTAAAGAATCTTTAGAAGAACTTTATACTCAACAATTTAAAGATGCCGGAGTAAAAGATTATAAAGATAAAGTAGCTAAAAAAGTAGAAAAGGATATTAAAAAATATTCTAATATGGAAGAAGGTGATGGTGCTGGATACATTACTTTTGATGTTTATAGAACTTTAAAAAAATTAGAAAATGATTGGTCTGATGATCAAGAAACTTTTTATAAGAAAATAGTAAGAAAAGAAAAGTACAATACAGAAGATGTTAAACATTTCTTCCCTCCTTATAAGCTTCAAAACTTTGGACCTTTAGCTAATGAAGGAATGACAGCATTAGCTATGCATAAGTTTTCTTTGTTTCCTTTAATACCAGATGCAATAGAAGGTAGTGATTTGCAAAATCTTCATGATCAAATGATCAGAAAAGATATTCAATATGTTACATTTGGAACAGGCTCAAAAGGGACAACAATAACTTCCGATGGTTCCAGAGATCAGATATATAATGATGATGCTGATAATGGTAAAACCTACAAAAGTTTTAATGAAGATATAAAATTCACAAAGAATAGAGTTTATGTAGAGTACTTGAAGAAAGCTTCTCCTGTTAATAGAAAATATAAAAATCAAACAAGTTACCCTACCCAGGTAAGAGGTTTGATTTTAGACGGGGCTTTTACAGAAGGTATGCCAAAAACTAAAAACTATGAAGAAAAAGTTGCTCAATATAAAAAAGCAATTGATGATTCAAGTGATGTTTTAAGATTAGAACTTCTTGAAGAAATTGGATATAAATATGATCCTATTTCTAATAGTTATTTTGGTAACCCTTCCCAGTTTCTAGATTTAATTAAAAGAGAGTTAGAAGATAGAGATTTACCAAATCACTTATTAGATGTTATAGGTGTAACACCAAAAGGTAACCTTATCTCTGATTTATCAATACACATTAAAGCAGACATTATAGAAAAAACATTAGTTTCTATTATTGAAAAAAGGTTGATTAAACAAAAAGTAAAAGGAGAACCTTTACTTCAAATGCCTGTTTCAATGTTTGGTAATAAATGGTCAGTAGATACTAAAGATGGAACAAATGGTTTACCTTTTTATCAAAAAAGTAAAGGTAGAACAAAAGCTATGAAAGTAGCACTAGCTCTACAAGGAGACTTTGTTAATCTTTTAAATTTAGAATATAAAGGAAAAGCTATTGGTAATATTGAAACTCTTAATCAAGCTATCAAAGATGAAACTTGGGTAGAAGAAAATAGAGAGTCAATTACTATTGCTGGTCCACGTATTCCTGTTCAGGAGCATAACTCTATGGAAGTTGCAGAAATTTATCATTTCTTACCAGAAAGTTTTGGTAATCAAGTAGTTGTACCTTCTGAATTAGTTGCCAAAGCAGGTTCCGACTTTGATGGTGATAAGTTGTTTTTTACTTATCCTCATTTAGATAAGAGTGGCAAAGTTATAAAGTCAGCTTTATCTTTAAAGGAACTAGAGGAAAGGTATGATAAGGCTAAAGATAAAAAAGAAAAGAAGGAAATAAGAAATCAAATCCAAATTAAAAAGAAAGCTTTAGAAAATGAAACTCTTAAAGCTACTGCAGATCTATTACTTCTTCCTGAAAATTATGCCTTACTTGTTAAACCTAATGATACTTATCTTTTACAAGATATTGTAGAGGATGTAAAAGACTATCAAAAAGGTTACAATAGATTTGAAAATAGACAAAAAGTACCCACATCTAAAAATATAAGTCCTACAAGAGTACTTGAAGCACTATACAATGTTAATAACTTAAAAGTTAATATGACAGGTAAAGATGGTTTAGGTATAGTAGCTTTAGAAAATAAACAACATCCAATTAAAAAATCAATTGGTGCAGCAATGCCTAAAGAAGTTGAAGATGTTGTTTATGAAAACGGTGTTAAAGCTAAAGGAAATGTTAAAAGAGAATTAAACATAAGACTTAAGCATAAGAGAAACAAAGATGGTAGAATATCTTTATCTTCTGAATTAAACACGTCAGGAACTAAAATAGGAGACTTACATTCACATTTAATGAATGGGCTTGTGGATGTTGAAAAAGATCCATGGGTATTTTATGTAAGAGCAAATTTAGAATCTTTAAATACATTAAATTATTTAATTGAAGCTGGTGTAGATGAAAGAGCAGCTGTATACTTTTTGTCTCAACCTTTGATTCAAGAGTATGTAGAGGAGAAACAAAAAATAAAAAGTCCTTGGAGAAAAATTATTACAGGAGATCAATCTGAAAAAGAGTGGATGGCTGCAGGAAATATCCTTAAAGGATACCTTTCAGAAAATGAATATAGTAGATTAGAATCTGAAGCTAACCTTCAAAGATTTAAAGATGCTATAAAACAATTACCTGAAATAATAGTAGATGGGAAAAAAATAAAAACAGATACTATTAAAAACATAGATGCGTTTATAGGTGATGTACAAGATTTTTCTTTTATTGACCCAAGTAATAAATTTAAATATTCTTATCAAAAAGACAGATTAACAGGTCCTACGTTGTTACCTTATGCGGAAATAGTAGCTAACTCAATGACAGAAGAGCTCTATACAAATGAAGCTCTTTTGAAAAACTTAAGTGAAAATAAAAAGAATAAAAACTTAGCTTACTTCTTACACTTATTATTACTTGAGAATGATACTAGAGGTTATTCAGAAGCTAAAAAGTTATTTAATCCTGATACAAAACTTTCTAAAACTTCTTTTCAAAGTTCAAAAAGAAAAGCAAATCTTAAAAATATTAAAAAAGAAATAGGAGTACCATCTGATTTAGTAGACGCTTATCAAAATAATAGTATTCTTTCATCTTTTTATAAAAATGATATTTCTACAGAGTTGATAAAACCATTATTTACTTTAAGATTAAATGATACTTTTATAGATTATCTAACATATATAACCTATGCACAAAGAGTCAATATTAAAAATAAATTTGGTGCAGGTGTTGAAGGCCAGGAAAGATTTACCTCAGCTTTAAGTAACGCAGTTGTTAATTATATTTATCAAAATACAATGTCTCACATTACTGATGGTAATGGTAATATTATTACCCGTCCAACAGAATACGGAGGCTATGAAGTAAAAGAAAATAAAAAATTAGAGGTCCCTGCAAAAGTAATTGACAATGTACTTTATGTTAATTATGATATACTTAATGAAGACTATAATGAAGGTCTATATTTAAAACAAAGTTCATCAGACAAGTCATATAAGTCTAGAGGATTGATGTCTTTTAATTCTAAAGAATATTTTAAAAACCCAGTAGTATTTGTAAAGTATCATCTAGAAAAAGCTAAACAAGAAGCTAATAACTCTTTAGAAAAAGCAAAAAAAGATAAAGACTTCTTAAACTTTAAGTCTATGCTTAAACTAACAGATGATGTAGATGTTAAAGCATATGAAGCATATCTTACTGAAAAAGCTTTAATATATAGCTTTAATCCTTATGTAATGCTTAAAGGAGAAAAACTAGCATACTCTGAAAAAATTCTTGAAGTAATTAAAGATAATCCAGAATTAAAAGAGCAATTTCCAGTATTACAGAAATTACAAATTGCAGAAGCACCTAGTAGAAGAAAATACAAAATTCTTACATTATCAAATAAAAGAGAATTAAATAGAGAAATCTCTGACTCTTATGAACAAAACATAAGACAACTTGCAGATCCAACTGTAAAAAAAGTTTCTAATCCTGTAGAAAATCAGAGAATATCAGAATGGTTTTCTTTATTTAATAGAGCTATGGTCTATCAACATGGTGTTGGTTATTCAGCAAATAGTATTAACGATATAGTTAACCAAAGTGAAACTAATGAGATTATTAGAAATGAAAGTAATTTCTTTATTGCAGAAAAATTAGAAGCTCAAAACGGTCTAGTTTTAAATAGTGTATTTAATACACTTATGTCTCCAGATTATATTAAAAACTATATTGAAGCAAACCCTAAACAATATAATAATCCAGAAGCTGCCTTACCGGTAACTCCAGAAGTAATTGAAGAACCTACTCAATCATCTACTCAACAACAAGGTGTTGCAGCTGAAATTAATTTTGAAGAAAATCAAACTGGTGGTTATCCAGCTAGAACTAGAATTAATGCTTCTGCTGATGCAACAATACATTTAGCAATTAACTTTGAAACACCAGGTGAAAAACTTACTAAAAAATCTGTTAATGAACAAGGTAAAACATATATTGCTTTAAACGCAAGTACATTAAATGTTACACCAGAAAGAGTAAATAAGTTAGTAGATATTTTAAATTCTAAAAATATTAAAACATTAAATATTGCTGGTAATGGTATATATGATATGAAACAATATACTCAAGAGCAAGTAGATGAATTTACATATCAATTATTAAATGCTGCACTTAATTCACCTAATTTAAAAATTAAAATAACAGGTATTAGAAGCGGTGGTCAAACAGGATTTGATGAAGCAGGTGCAAAAGCAGGTATGAGATTAGGTATTCCTACTACAGTACTAGCACCAAAGGATTGGGAGTTTAGAACTAATTCTGGTAATGTTAAAAATGAACAAGCATTTAAAGCTAGATTTGCTACTACTCAACAACAAGCTCCTACAACTACTACTCAACCTACTCAATCATCTACTAGTGTTAAACCTACAATAGATTTAAGTAGAGAATGGTCGGGAGATTTAAAAACAAGACCTGTATATAGTGCAGAAGGAGTTAATACAATGCGTACTGAATCTGCTAAACCTAATGAACATTTTGGTAATCCTTTTAGTGAGGCGGGTTATGGTGGTACTATAAAAGTACCTAGTATAGGTGCAGCTGTGGTAGCTTATAAAAACTGGCTTACTACAAATCTAGAAATTGTTGACAGATATACAGATGCTGATGTAAAGGCTAATCCAAATAAAATATATGGTTTTGGGGATAATACTCAAAGAGCTGGTACAGGGGGACAAGCTCAGATTAGAAATAATCCTAATGCTATAGGTATTGCTACTAAACTTGCTCCTTCTAATGCAGAGTCTGCTTTTATGACTGATAAAGATTTAACTAAAAATAAAGCTGTAATAGATGAAGATATTGCTAAAATAAAAGCTACTGGAAAAGATGTAGTATTTCCTAAAGATGGATTAGGTACTGGATTAGCTAAACTAAAAGAAAAAGCTCCTCAAACATATCAATATTTAAAACAAAGACTTTTAGAAGAGTTTGGCTTTAATAATGATACAGGAATGCAATTAAAATCACAACAAAGAGCTTGGATACTTGATCAAATTAACCAAGGTAAGCTAGACGGTGCTACTCTATTATATGCAGGTAAGTTAGCTGCTAGAGGTCAAGGTATGCATCCTACAGCTTTAGCAGAAGTAGTGGAAGAACTAAGAAGTAAATCTACTCAACCTACTCAATCATCTACTAGTGTTAAAGAAGGTGTGTTAGAACTATTTGAATCTAATCCTGAATTAGCTAATATAGGAACTCCTGAACAATACTCTCAATATCTTGATACTATATTTCCTGATAGTAAAGTAAAAGATATTGTTTATCATGGTACAAAAAGGTCTGAGAAAACATTTGAAAAAAGAATTCCTTCTGAATCATATGGATCAAATGCTATTTATTTTGCAAATGAAGATTATGCTAAGACATTTGGAAATTTAAT